GTTGGTGTTTCTGTTGGTGTTTCTGTTGGTGTTTCTGTTGGTGTTTCTGTTGGTGTTTCTGTTGGTGTTTCTGTTGGTGTTGTTGTTGGTGTTGTTGTTGGTGTTTCTGTTGGTGTTTCTGTTGGTGTTGTTGTTGGTGTTGTTGTTGGTGTTGTTGTTGGTGTTTCTGTTGGTGTTTCTGTTGGTGTTTCTGTTGGTGTTTCTGTTGGTGTTTCAGTCGGTGTTTCTGTAGGAGTTACTGTTGGTGTTTCTGTAGGAGTTACTGTTGGTGTTTCTGTAGGAGTTACTGTTGGTGTTTCTGTAGGAGTTACTGTTGGTGTTTCTGTAGGAGTGTATGTAGGAGTGTATGTTGGTGTTTCTGTTGGTGTTTCTGTTGGTGTTTCTGTTGGTGTTTCTGTTGGTGTTTCTGTTGGTGTTTCTGTTGGTGTTTCTGTTGGTGTTTCTGTTGGTGTGAGAGTTGGGGTCTGAGTTAGAGTCTCAGTCGGCGTGACCGTTGGCGTTTCTGTTGGGGTAACCGTTGGAGTTGGTGTAACACCACACTCGTAATCGAGCGAGAGGATTCCCATAAAACCAGCCCCACCTGTACAGAACCTGGTGTTCTTATATTGGTTGACTTCTCCGGGTTTATCGCAACAACACTCAGTTCTGCAGCTTGCATCCAAACCAGTTCCTACCCCGCCCGTTTGGTCTATAATTGAGCAGTCGCATTCACACTTACACTCACAAGCAGCGTCTCCTTCACCGCACGGTTGCCCTTGACTATTTTTACATGAACAGTTTGCTTCGTATCCCAGGTCTTGACAGGAAGCTCCAATATCAGAGCAAAATCGGGGCCTTTGTGTCGTAGTCACTGTGACTGTTACTGTAGGAGTTGGCGTAACACAATTTTCTGGGAGGGGGTCTTTAACAAGACATCTCCTTATGTAATAATCTTCAGTTTTTTTACAATCATAGCATTCGGAAGAAAGTGACGAACCAACTTCTACGCAGTCAGATGGACTGTTACATTTATTACATATTACATCTTGTTTATCTCGACACCATCCACACACGCTGCTGTAGTATTTTGTGTCGGATTTAACGACTGCGTACCCTAATTTGCCGCAATGCTTTTTGTCCCTTGCTACGATTTTATTCATTTCAGCAAGCCACTCTTTGCAATACTGTTCCTTGTAATTATTCTCAACAATTGTCTTAACGCCATTTGTGTAATTATCCCACTGGGTCTGGTTCATTCCGTTGGGATATTGTTGAGGATTTAAACCAAAGGCATTAAAAAGAGCAGTTAAAAACTGGCTCATCTGAGGGCTCTGGCCCTGCCAGGCTCCATTAACAAACCTTATAGGAAACCTAGGGTTTGGTATTTGCGTTGGAGGTGTTTGACCTTGTACTGTGAAGTAGTTTGCTATTTGCTGTTGGATCCAGTCATTTATATCTTTTGGAGTCACTGGAAGCGGCGTCACTGGAACTTTTGTACCGTTTCCATTTGTGACCTCCCCCGCCCATCCGCTAGCGGGATCGAACTTGTCTACGTATTCGTTTGTTGTTGTAAAGTCTTCGACTGGTATAGGCTCTCCGTTTTTTGAACCACAAGGTGCATTACCACCGGGGTCCTTTGACTTACCTCCTTGTTGCATCCTGGGTGAGCCATTTTGCATGGCGACCCGAACTTGATTTTCAGCTAAAGACCTTATTTTCATTTAGATACGAGCCTTCCGAAGTTATTTTAGGTTGTTTACTTTATACAATGTTGAGTATGTCAAAGACACTAACTCATCCAGAATGTTATGTAAATGAGTATCTTTTTTATCAAAGATATCACGAGCTTCCTGTGCTTCTTGGGCGACCTTTTTTAACAAGTCCGATGCTTGATTGGACTTAATTTGTACTTGGTCTATATTTACCAAACCGTATTGTCCTTGGTAGGTCTCTATAAGGGTATCTGTTAGGTCACTAAGGGAATCATAGAACTTTTCTAGTGCCTTGTGTTCAGAAAAGCTCTTTGTTGATAGGTGCAGAATATGAGCCTGAGCTCTATAGCTTATTAAGCTGCCAAAGAGTGCAGCTACGCCTTGGTTTCCCTTATATTCGTTAAAAGACCTCATAACCCTATTTAGCCACTAGACGCTATTTTTATTAGGGTTATTCTTGGAGGCCCACCTGCTCCGGCCATCCTGAGCGGTGTCTCACTTAATATTTTTACTTCCATGCACTTATTTAGTATTGCATATAACAGACAAGCTTTTTCTTAGTTTACTTTTTTCACCATAAGGACAATGATTTTGATTAAAGAAAACAGGGACTAATCTCTTCATTCCCACAGAGTTTACAACAGCAGTCTTGCCAGAGTCATTCTCAGTTGAACTCAGATTAAAGTGTTCTTTACGCAGATAGCCAAATCTTATTTCCCAGATCCATATAAAATCTCCCCTTTTATTAAGGGTGTAAGTCCCATCCTCATTGCCTAGCACATAGCGACATGTGAGATAAAAACCCTCTTTTGGAAGATGAGCTTTGGGTTTGTTTTTCTCTATAGACATTTTGATTTCTACGTTGCGATACTTTTTTGATCGTAAATCTTGGTATTTATTCGAGCCTGCTCGATCAAAGGCTCCCTTAGAGCTTTTGATAATTCCTGTTGCGAAAAAATTTCCTATTATTGATGAAAGAGTAGCTAGCTCTCCCATCCTTGATAGCCTTGGAGCTCCTTCTTCAAGCAATGAACTTTCTATTTTATCTAACGTTTTATAGGTATAATTGATGCCATCATGAAGCATCTTCCAGCTTAAACCGTTATTTTCTAATGCCTTATGATTGAAAAAATAATCTTTAATTGGTGGTCTAAAAATCATATAATGTTTTATGTTAGAGTCATAAAATCATTATACTTAAAATGAGTTGTGGGTCAATATAATTAACTCTTTTCAACCCCTCTAGACCTTTTTTTCTTGCTTTTTTGAGTGAAAAAGGGATCAATAGCAGGCCAGTTTCTTCTTATAACTCCCCATCCCATAGGCGCCTTAAATGGAGCTATATCGCCCCCGCCGCCTGTTGGGCCGGACGCCATAGTGCCAACTTCAGTTAAATTCAGCCATTTTTTAAAGTTCATTGTATTTTATTGATCTTTTTTAAAGTTTATGAAACCGCCTCAAGACCTCTTGGGCTCAAAACCTTGCTAATAAAACTACTATAGGTCTCATTGCCTTCTAAGTTTTTAGCAACCTTTATAGTAAATTTTCTAAGACTCTGTTCACTTCTTTCATCTTGTGAATAAAGTAGGTTATAAGCCGATCTGATTAGGGTGGAAAGCTCGGTCAAACTCATAGATTTATGAGATGCAAAAGCTTTAACTATTTGAATAATACCAAAGTCATCGGGTCTGCCTGTTGTCTTTTTGAAGCTAAAAGAAGATGTTAAATCGCTAACAATATCATCAAAGACATAATCAATTATCTTAAACGTTAAAGAGGAAAAATATCCTAATTCGCCCATAAAATTTATTATGTCTACCGCTGAATCGTAGTTCCCTCCGCCAAAGACTCCATAACACTTTATTAAAAAGAGTACATTTTTATGTGATAGCCTTGGTTGTTTTTCTGCTAAGGATTTGAGAAAAGGCTTTTTATTTTTTCCGAAATTATTAGCCGCTGATATCATCGATTCAATAACATCTTCCTTAAGAAGGCTATTAAGGTCTATAATGATAGAATATAATCCATAAGTATCATAAGCTGAGTGATCTAAATTTTCTACAAGCTTTTTAGTTATCAAATTTGGTTTATTTTTGGCAAGGGTTAAGACAGTGGTTTTAACAATATCTTTATTAGGATACCTTCTTATAATATAAATTAATTTTTCTTCATCGACTTCTTCTTTAATCAAAAGCCACTGTAGCCTCTTCAAGTGAACGCCTTCTTTATCTTGTTTTACAGAGCCTTTAGAGTCTTCTAGAATGTCCTCTAGCTTTTCTTGGAAGCTGTTTCTGGACAGCCTAAATGCCTTTGTAGAATCTATGGTGTTTCTTCCTGAGTTCCAAAGGTCAGCCTTGCTGTACATGTGCTTTATCTTTCCGGATCTATTGGAAGTAATCCATCCCTCATTAGCTTCTAGTTCTTGTAGCTTATTTTGATCATTAACAGGAGCTTGAGCGTATCCCACCATAACTAAACCGTCATTAATAGGTTCATACTTAACTAAACAATAGCCGTCTTGTCTTCCGTTGTATATCAAGCCTGTTAAACTATGTGCTATCCATCTATTTTCTTCATATATTTTAAAAGCCAGATCGCTGCTGTATGTGCTACTTTTTTGTAAAAGGTCATATTCTTCAAACCCAGTACCATAGGTTTCAACGTCCATGCTTTTAGGTCTTATTGTTTGACTCCAACCAAAAGATTTAAACTGGTCACTTATTTTATAGTTTCTTCCAAACACATATTTAGCAACGTTAAAAGAAGTAATTAAGTACTTGTCTAAATTAGTTGCCTTAAATTTTATAACAAACTCACCATATAGACTCATTTGAGGTTTAAACTGACTGCGTAGGTCAAATGTTGTATACAAACCCGGACCATACATTGCCCCACCACCTGGTTTAAAACCAGAACGAAAAATTCTTTCAACATAGTTTATATCTTTAGTTCTATGAAACACCGTAGCAGTTTTATTGGGAAATATTTCCTCATTTAGAATCCAATCTTTAAACTGCATTGTCAGCCTCTTTGTGGTCTTTTACTATCTTCCATCCATCGTGCTTAATGTTAGACTTTTTTCTTTTTGGTTCTTTTATAATTTCTATAGCAGAGAAAAGTTCCGGATGTTTTTGTTCTAACCATTTAATAAAGGAGTTCATTTTGTGCCTTCTCTCAACTCAACGTATTCTTTAAAGGACATCTTTTTATTTTTCTTTTTCTTTTTTACTTTGTTCGGCAATCCTTCGTGCTTTGTTTTAGCGAAGTCTTTAGCATCTTCCTTTGATATATTTTTTGCTATCTTCTTTATTTCTTTGCTAGCACACTTACCCTTATTCTGGCAGGCGTGAACCATACCAAACAATCTTTGTTGGCTTTTACTTTTAGACGGCATTTCAACTCCTGTTTAAGTGTGGCAAAGAGAAATTTTCAATTTGAAGGAATTCTCCTAATTTTTTAGGATCATCATTTTCAATATTAAAAACGATAAAGTTATCCTTGTTCTTAAAATAATCAATCATGTTGTTTTTATGCCAGAGATACCAATCTTCAAGTTCTTTATCTTCTTTTCCCTTGCCCTTAGGTAGTCCAGGAATGTCGAATTTAATGAATCTTTCCCTTAAGTTTTGACCATGAACGACCCATCTACTAACAGATTTTATCCACTTTTCAGTATTTCTGTCGTTAAATATAAACTTGCTATTTGGGTGTTGACTATCTAATGCGGGAGTGTCCAGCATTTGAGGCCAATAACAATATTCATAGATGCAAGCTTCCATTTGAGTAAAAGCTTTGTAGTCACTTAAATAAGTCAGAAGTGGCAATCCTTCCTTCTTAGCGGTTTCTATTTTATGTGCTGCGAGGAAAACATGGGTGTTATCAATAGAATTACCCCAATGAATAGATGGCATCCCAACACGCAAAAAAGATTCTTGCAATGAAGTTGTTCCACATTTTGGAAAACCAATAACAAATATTTTATTACTTGAACTTAACAATCTTTGCTCCCTAGTTTACATTATTTATAAGACTAGGGAGCAAAGTTAAATTACAGAACATTATAGTATATAAATTATGAATTTCAAGAAGTGGCTTAGAATAACAGAAGACGGTGCCGGTGGAAGTGCCGGTGGAAGTGCCGGTGGAAGTGCCGGTGGAAGTGCCGGTGGAAGTACCGGTGGAAGTACCGGTGGAAGTACCGGTGGAAGTACCGGTGGAAGTACCGGTGGAAGTACCGGTGGAAGTACCGGTGGAAGTACCGGATCTGTCGTTGGCAACAATTCTGGGGGAACAAAAACGACCGACGTTGCAAATAAACCCTATGGGTGTTGTGGACTTTATGGATATTGGCCTTGGAGAAGAAAAAGAAAGAATAAGGCTAAAAAGAGTAGTTAAGAAATTCTATATCATCTCTATAGGCTTCCGCTATTATGTCTATAGACTCTTTTGTTTTATAGTAGGACCTATATTCGGACCTCTTGCTTTGATTAAGCTTTTCTATAACACCAAAAATTTCTTTAAACTTTTTGTTATCTTCTATGCTCTCTAGTCTAAACACCTCGTCTACCATTAGTTTTTCCTCTGAGAACACCCAATTCTTTTGTGGAGCCCAGCATGGATGACTCAGATTAAGTTCTTTGTTAAAGAACTTTCTTGTGAAACCCTCAAAGCAAAGATTTTTGACTTTCTTGTAATCAGGGTGTGGCCCAAATTTACTAGAGGGGTATCCTTCGTTAGAGTGCCAATAACTTTTTGTCATCCTTGCATATTCATAGCATGAAACAAACCTGTCCCAAGGGTTTCTTACTATACAAGCTTTTGTATAATTTTCCCACTGAACTGGATATCTATCTTTGTAGTGTGAAAAGCATTGGTGGCCTACTGTTGAGAACTCTAACTCTTTTGACTCCACAATAGAGGTACCAGCATTTTTAGGAATGTGTATAAAAATAATTTTGTTTTTATGAGATATAGGCATAACAATCAATTGAATAAAGAACTAATTTCTAGAAGAGAGGCTTTTGACTTATTAAAAGAGTTCAAAAAGTTCGTTTTCAGAGGAAGGTTTTTAGACTTATCGGTTGGAGTAATAATAGGTGGTTCCTTCAACAAGATAATATCTAGCTTAGTAGATAATGTTTTAATGCCTATAGTGAGTATATTATTGCCTTTTGAATCAAGCTATAAAAACTGGAAAGTGACCTTTTGTGGGAAAGACATTCCTTTTGGGTTGTTTTTTGCTGACATGATTACTTTTTTGATTGTATCTCTATTTTTGTTTTTACTTATTCAAAAATTGTTATATTGTGTATTCGAGCAGGAAAAAGAAGAAGGTGAGCTAACTCTGCAGGAAAAAACTCTTTTAGAAATAAAAGACATTCTCAGCCAACGACCATAGTTAAGCACTTACAAGCCCCACCGGCTTTGATAAACTCGCTCATGTCTAGTTCGTGAACAATATAGTAGTTTTGAGTAAGTATATCCCTAGTCTCATCACAGCCTTTTGGAATCAAAATATGGTCACCCACTAGAACGGCATTACATGCAAACTTATGAGCATCTTCTTTAGGAACACAGAGTAGCTCAAAATTATTTCTTCTCAGATTCACTAGATCGTTTTTGTCAAACGCCTCAGGGTAAATAAGAATCTGATTTTTGTTTAATGGGCAAAAGCAAGTATCAAGGTGGTAAAAGTACGGATCAAAAAGTCTTAATCTAAAAGACCTCATATCCAAAACATCCCAAATGTTATCGTAATAAGCTTCTTGGTCAGTTCTAAATCCGTATCCCATAAAGACCGTATGGTCTTTTACAAGGCAATCTCCCGCTCCTTCAAATCTAATGCCGTTGCTGATTTCTATAACTCTAATGCCGTTTTCATTAAACCACTTCTTAAAGAACTCTTTTTCATCTTGCCTTTCTTTGTGTTTAAAGTTGGACAAAATAACATAATTATATGCCATTACTCCACCATTGGCGGTGAACACCATGTCGGGCAGACCGGACTGAGGTGGTATTCTTACTACATCAACTCCCAGTCCCAGCAATTCATTTATGAGTGTATTCCATTGTTGAATAGCTAAGTTTGTGTCCGCCTTATGTGACACACTCATCCAGGGATTAATTTCATAATCTATTTGATAAAACGATGGGTCGCAAACTAGTATCTTCATCGCTATATATGTAGTACTTCAAATACAAGTTTTAATTTATGTCAACATTTCTAGAATTCGTAAAAACCAAGAATAAAAAAAAGGTTGTCCTAATAGTAGGATCCGCCAGATCTTCTAATTGCTGTCCTGACGAGTTAAGCAAGACGCACAAATTAGCTAACAGGATAAAAGAAGATTTTAAAGATTCGGTATCTTTTGAAACCATAGACTTATCTGTTAAATGTGACGGTATAAACGTTCTGCCGTGCAAAGGATGTACAAGCACTAGCAGCTTTCACTGTCATTGGCCCTGTGATTGCTATAGCAAGAAATCTGATCCAAAGGATCTAATGCATGAAGAAGATGTCTATAAGAAACTAGAAGAATGTGATGGTTTTTTTGTAATCACACCCATCAACTGGAGTGCTTGCAGCAGCGTGGTTAAGAGTTTCTTTGACAGACTCGTTTGTGCAAGCCTCACGATAACAGCAGATGAAGCAAAAGATATGTTGGGAGAAGACGACATAAAGAATAGCAAAAAGACAAGAGCAATAGAAAAGAATGAAAAGAACATTAAGCTTTTAAAGAACCATTTGGAGGGAAAGTACGCAGGATTTTTTGGTCATGGAAATAACGGCGGATCAGACTACAGAGAGTTTGATAAAGAAAAAAGTAATCTTTTACCTATTCTTCCTGATAGCCTAATTGAATTTAACAAAACACATCCCAAGGAAGACACGTCGAAGTTATTGGACCCAATAGTTAGACAGTGTGTATATTCAGGAATAAACGTTCCAAATGATTGTGTCAGATGCGTTGTTTTTGGATATGGTATTTCTTACAGTGAAGTGAACGACTTAATGGATGAAACAGAGAAGCTTTTCACTTTAGCAAACAGTACTTTTAAGAATTTTGTATCTAACCTTTAGTATTATGGCACCAAAATATAATCTCTTTTGAATGAAGAACTAGAATCATTTTTATCGGATATTGGAATTGACCTAGCAGGGAAGCCTTTAAAAAGGGACTCATTCAATATAGAATTTGGTATACATTTGTAGTATGGCTGCTGGCCTCCTTGTGAGTGTGATAAAGCAAATGTCTTCAAGAAGTCTATTACTTTTACGTCTTCTTGGGAGCTTACCTTGTCAAAAGCTTTCTTAAAGTTTGAAGCAAAAGTTCCTCTCATAGATAGATCTTGGGCACTTGATGATGTGATTATTAAAGCTTCTTCATATGCTTCACTATTCTCTCCATAATAAAATGTATTGTTGTCTTTCTCGAAGAACCTCATAAAAGAAGGAATCCTAAGAGAAGGGTTTGGCCAACGACCATAACTATCTGGGAGCTCCACCATCATTGTGTTCACGTTCTTAATTAGTTTGCCGCCGCCTTCAAAGCCCTCATTAATGGCTCCTTCCGCGTGGCATGTATCAACAAGAACTATTAGCCTTTTTATTTTTTTAACAGATGATATTGATTTAAGAACCTCACCAAACTTAAACCATCCTCCATTAGTGGTCATACCAAAATTCTTCCCAGAACCACCGCCATGACTGTTTAGGTAAAGAAGAAGGGTTCCGTCTTGATCCATTTGCTTAACCGTTTCTTTGATTTTTCCATAAATGTAAGAAGAAGTTTTGTTGTGATAGTATTCACACTTAAATCCTAACTTGCCGTTTTCAAAAACGCTTCGCATCAAATCTATATTTCTCATTCTGCCTGACTCGTCTGTCATTGTGAAGAGTAGAGCCCGGTTATTGTCTTTGTCGTTAACATCGAAAGGGAGTCCAACTTCTTTTGCTCCATAAAAGCTTCCATTCTTGGAAAACAATATAATTGAAGCCAACAACAAACACACAATGATTAGTATTTTATTTTTCATGTTTTAAGACTCTCACTACTAATTCGCTTGTTCCCTTTATTACCCTATGCCATTCATTTGCTTTTATAGTGATTTCTTTGTCCAGAGGACGGGGTAGTTCATTGTCTCGCTGAAAAAGCCAGTCATTCTTGTTTAAGGGCGTAACAGTCCTATCTTCTTTGTCTCTGTGCCATTTGAGCTCATGCGAATCAACATCGCTAGAAAAGGTTCTAATGAAGTTGTTGTTCCCTAGGCTTTTTTCTGAGAATGGGAGTTCCATGAGAATATTTATACAAAAACCCAAAAAAACCATTGGCAGCATACATAATTTTATGAGCTTTAAAGATTATGTAAACAATAAGCCTTCAACTCCAATGGAGCTTGTAAAGAAGGTAAAAATAAGTGAAAATCTTCAATACCACATAGACAATAAAATTTCTCTATGTGAGAATGCTTTTAGAGTTTATAGCAAATCTTACTTTGATCTAATCAATGAGGTTAGAGATTTATACGAAAATGATCTAATAAAGGTCAACGACGAAGACGCAGATCTTTTAGATACGGACATAGGTTCTGTTGTGGAAGTTAATGGAAGAGTTTTTCACTTAGATGCTCCGATTGTTGATAAAGAATTGATATCAGAAGGAAAAAAGAACAAATCAGGGAATAAAAAGGGACCTTTAAACAAACCAATGAGAACACCAGGCGGACCAAAAAAGTTTAAGGTTTTTGTAAAAACATCTGGCGGTAAGGTTAAGACCGTTAGATTTGGGGACTCAAAGGCATCAGGCCTTTCAATAAAAAACAGCAGCCCTGCTAGAGCAAAGAGTTTTAGAGCAAGACACAAATGCTCGCAAAAGAAAGACAGGACCACTCCTGGTTACTGGTCTTGCAACATAGCTAGATATGCCAAGTCTGTGGGGCTAAAGTCTTCTAGACCTTGGTGACTAATTGACTGGCTTGGTGTTTGTGCAGGATGGATAACCAGAGCAACCATAAAAGCTATATGGTGACCCTGTTGTCTTGCTTTTGCCTTCCCTAAGAATCATTGGAAGTCCACACTTGTCGCATATTTTTTGCTGCTTGGCTTTTTCTATTACTTCATTTATTCTGGATTGTAGGTTTTTGGCCCACCCAGCGACTCTATGTACTCTTTTAGAGCCAAATAATTGCTTTGTAACCATTTTGCTAGGGTTTTGTACATCCGGAATCTTAGTAAACAGAACAACCCTCATTGCATCTTCGCCAACGTCTCTAGACTGGCCAGAAGAGTCGATTCCGGTATAAACCCTTATTGTTAGTGGTATGCCTATTGCATCCACTCTTTTACCATATACTAATTCTCTAGTATTTGGGAGCATTTCTTGCGGAATTCTAGTGAACCCTTGGCGTACCAAGAACTCATTCATCTCTTCTATAGAGATGTTGTAATACTTAGCCATGCATTATTTATGCACAACTAATTAATTATAGAAGCTATCTCATTTGCTGGGATGAAAGAGGCTATTTTAAGTACCTTATTCAGCTCAATCTTTTCTTCAAGATCAACGGAGTCTGAAATTGCTCTGAAGATCGAGTAGGCTGTTAACTCTACCGTTCTATCTTCTGCTGATAGGGACGAAAGAAGTGGTATCGCACAACTAAATCTCTCACAGTCTTCTTCTAGGTTGGCAAAAGACTCTTTTACAATGAAGGCTTTTTCTTTGGTTCTATCTTCATTTTTTAGATACGAGGAGCACCAGCTAATGAACTCTTGGTCCTTTACTATGTTAAGCGAGCACAGGATAGCGGCTAACATTCTTTTCTCATTACTAGGCAACGAGACTTCTTTTATAGATAAAGTTTTGCATATAGAGAACTTTTTAGATGTTCTTTCCTCTATGCATTCACCAGAGCCTTCGGCTTCCCAGACGTTAAACTCCTTGTGTCCAAAGAAAGGGCACAAGTAGATTGCCGATTCTAAAGAATCATATAAGCGAAAGTAATGATTTGGATTATCTGTCTCATTTGTGGTTTCGTTGGTCCACAAAAAACCACCAAATGTTTTATTTTCTTTATCTGTAATTAAATACATGTTTTTCCTTTATTTCCAAAGTTTGGTAAAAATATATTGTAGGCAAAGATAGGCCGAGGGAAACAGTAAAAAAAGGTCCTTGATGTCAAAGTGAAAATGAGAACAAGGGCAAAAACCCAATAAATGCAGCAAATATTGAATCATACCTCTATTATAACCATCACTCTTTTGCTTGTCAAACAACTAAATATAAAGGCTTACACCAATAGAATCCAGACGAAGGACTAAAACGAATGAAGGAGTAAAATGAAAAAAACGACAATAATCAGTGTAGCAACTTTATTGCTTGCTTTAAGTGGAGTTAGTTTTGGTGGTACAATAAGACACGACGTTCAGGATGAAAGATACCTAAAATACGGAAAAGAACATGAGTGCGTTCTTAAATTAGGTGGCACTCTTGAAGAAAAAGGAAAAGAAATAAAATATTTTGGAAGTTGCACGGCCATATCAGAAGTATGGGTTATAACAGCAGGCCATGTTGTAAAAGACGCCAAAAGCACATGCGTCTTTTTTGAAGGAGTAGAAATACCAATACAAGAAACCTTCATGTGTCCTGATTTTAAAGGAGACTTCGGGCCAGGAGACTTGGCTTTGTGCAAAGTAAAAGGAAAAATTAAAATTTCGCATTATCCAAAACTTTATGGAAACAAAGATGAAATAGGAAAGACATGTGGTATAGCAGGATTCGGCAGAACAGGAACAGGACTAACCGGCTCTAAAAAAGAAGGAGACGTAAAAAGAGCTGGCTCTAATAAGATAGAAGCAGTTTCAGATGGTGCGGTTTTCTGTGTTATGAACAGGAAGAATCCAACTGAGTTGGAATTTTTAATATCTCATGGCGACAGTGGAGGCGGCCTATTTATAGACGGAATGCTCGCAGGTGTGAATTCCTCAGTTCTTTCAAAGGATGGAAACACGGATTCGAATTACGGAGATGAAAGTTGCCATACAAGAATTAGTAGATACAAAGAATGGATTGAGGAAACAATAGGCAAATAAAAAATGAGTTCAAAATTTTTGTCATTTTGGTGAACAGTTCATGAGTGTTGTTGATTTACAAAATTAAAACACTATAATTCATTTTGAGGGAACAAAATGGAAAAAATATTTTACACATGGGACCAGCTAAAAGATGATGTCAAGTCTATAATAGCACAAATTAATTTTGGGGAATGGTACCCCGATTGTGTAGTTGGAATAAAAAGAGGCGGTCTGGTTCCAGCAACAATGATAAGCCACTACATGTATCTGCCTATGCTGGTGGCATCATGTCAACTGCGAGATGGTAAAAACTTTGTAGAACTAATTGAGGTTGACGAAAAAGTCAAAGACAAGAGACTACTTATCGTAGACGACATATGTGACGAAGGTGCCACCTTATCTTTAGTGTGCGAGACACTAGAAAAGAATGGGATTAAAAACTATAAAACATGTTCTTTGTTTTTCAACATACGACAAAAGTTTAATGTAGACTTTAAGGCAAGAAAAATTGATAGAAACACTGAGAGACAATGGGTAGTGTTTCCTTGGGAGAACTAAAAACAAGTCCTTGTCCTTATAGAATTATAAGCATTTATGCAGTTTGTTCTCATTTCTTCTATTTTTTCTTTAGGAATTTCGTTTAAGATGTAAAAAACGTCTTCAACCTGGTTGGGTCTAATTGTTATAGAAAATTCATCCCAACTTAAGTTATCTATAGAAGGCCGCTCCCAGTCATTTTCAAACAATACTGGAATTGAACCTATGGCCATGCTTTCCCAGAGTCTAATTGTATTGGGGCCTGTGCCTTCAGGACAAAGGCTAAATACAGAGTTTGATAAAATCGTGTTGAAACGAATTGTATCAAACTGTTGTTGCTCTAGATGGGCCTGCTTTATCTGTCTTTGGTTGATTTGGTTTTCATAAACTAGACCTTCATAAAACCAAGTGTTGTTTAAAGAAACATAGACATCTTTTTTTAGAGTTTCTTTTTTTAACTTTATGAATGAGTCATTAATCTTTTGTCTAATATTTGACCTATATGCTTTTGTAGTGGCTCCGATAAAAGAACAGAGGTATTTTCTATCTCTCTTAAATGTCATGTTAAAGTTTCTTTTTGGGTTCTCTATATTAGACCCAACAAGAAACCAAGGATAGAACTTTATTCCATCAACATGAACAAAGTTTTTTGTTAAATGAGACGCATGAACATTTTTTATGCCATGCGAGACCCAGAATCTTATTAGCTTATGCCAAAAAATGTGTTGGCACACTGTGTGTGTGTCGTAATCTAAAAGTTTTTTTGAATCGTAGCCGTTCGTTCTCATGTGGTTTTCTAAGTAGTTTCGTATTTCTTGAGATTCATAAAAGTCAGATAATCTAATTGAATTTTGAAACCTAGAAACAATGAAATCTATTATAGAAGCCCAGGGGCAAGCAATATAAATTTTGTCAGAAGGACATAGGTAATTATTATCGTGATTAATAAACGCTTGCTTTTCTGTAAACGCAGGAGTTTGCCATCCCAATTGATGGTGCACCCTGATTAAATTAGGTTTCAAAGTCTTTTCTTTACATTCATACCCAGGTAATTCTATAAGCGGCACGCCGGACATTTTCGATGACACATTAGTTATCTCGTTGCAAGGACAGCTAATTATTTTGTTTGTTGAAGCTAGTAAAAACAAGTCAACTAATTTGTTGGTTTGATCACCGAGCATTTCATAGGATTCTGTATCCTCAAATTCTTTTTCTTGAAAAACGATTCTCTCAGGATAATCTTCAATCAAAGAACTCAATAAATCAGCACGATTACAGGATACAAAGAAAACAGATTTGGGTTCTTCTTCTATTTGTTTATCTATTTCTTTCTTTAACAAAGAGGTATCTGGGTTGTCTATAAAAATACCAAAAGTCTTTCCATCCACGAATTGCTTTAGTATGGCGTCTACCTTGTAGCTTTGATCTAATGAAAGCTTTGGAACAAGCAGTTGATAAAAGTTGTTATCTACGGAAAATCCATCTATTACATCTTCTAAACATTCATCTCCAAAATAAGTGAAGCTTTCTTTTTTAAGATGTTCTAAGATCTCTTTGTCACTCAAATCTTTTCCTTTAGCGTTCATCAACAAACTTAGGTCTAAAGTGTTTTTAGAATTGGTTTCGATAAACTCTTTTTCTACAAAAGAAATAGATTCCACTTTCTCAAACAGATCATCAAACTTTTGTGAAGACCATTGAAAACCTTCGCCCCAATATACAAATAAATCTTTTTTGTGCTGCTTAGCAAAAGAATAAAACGAATTTATAGTCCTTAGTCTTTTAAACAAGTTTCCATAAACTCTAAGATAAATCTTTGTTCTTAATTTTATTTCGATATAGCTTTTAAGTTCTTTAACTTCTTTTAGAACATCTGCTTCCGCCCCTGCTTCGTTCGCAACTAATTCTTCTAGAGTAGACAAAAGATCATTAGCTTTATAATAATCATTGGTACTCAAAAAAGAACGTATTAGCATGATATAACCCCAACAGTTATTATCAATTTTTATTGCTTCTGTGAGTAATTCTATTTTCTCTTTGGTGTCATTTAACATCGCTGCGAGTTTTATGTAGGGCCATGATGCACTTGGTTTAAGTTCTATGGACCTACGAAACAATTTGATTGCACTTGTTTGGTCTTTTTCTTCTAAAGCTGCTAAAGCGAAACCAACCCAATCACCTTCGTAATCACTGTTGTTTGAAGATTCTTTTGGTGAGAACTCATATTTGCCTCTCACCTTGATAGATCTTCTGTCAACATGGACACAGTTTATATGGTTAAAAAGGTTCAAGAAATGACAACCAGAAGCTAAACAATGATCTTTAAGAAAAACGTCACAGTTCTCATACCCTAGCTTAAAATCAGACTTAAAGGGCAGCAAATCTTCTTTATAAACCCAACAATCTTGTGATGTGTAATTATTTATTAATGGTGAATCTTTACTGTTAGTTATACGACTAGGAATAAGGTTGCCTGAGTCGTCTAGGTCTACTCTTGAACAAGAATAAAATATATCTTTTCTGTATTCTAGATTGTATAAGAAGCTTAATGTGCTATCAAAGTATATGTCAGAATTAGCAAGTACTTTTATCCAACTTTCTGAATAATTCTGCGAGCTGAACTCAAACCATTGTTTAAAAGTAAGTCTTTCTTCTATTTTAACAATACGAATTTTATCTGACGCTTGAGATAATTCTATAAGTTCATTTTTTAATTCATCTTGATCATAGAACAGAACTAACTCGTTTATTAGTGGATTCTCAATGTTTTTGTTCAAACAGTAAACTATATCATTTTTTGTTTGCTCGTCGCAAGCGTAATATTGAGTGAACAAGACTACTTTTACCACAGGTATGTCTATGGGCCTCTTGTAATCTCTTAACTCATTTCTTCCATATTCAATAAAGTGAAATATTGATTCTATGTCTGACTGAAGACCGAGTTCCTTGTGTGCTTCCCTGTAAAAGACTGGGTCAAAGTCGTAAGGTACAAGACTACAGCGCGTGACTTTATCTTTACCTACAAAGGTGTCCTTCAAAAACATGAAGTTCTTTATGTAGGGATCATTAGGATAAAGAGATATCAATTGATCCAGCCAGTACTTTGCTTTATCGAGATTATCTAAGACGGAGTTAAGATAAACTAATCTAGCAATCGCTAGGCTGGTCGCTTCTACTTTAACAGAACGTTCGTAAGTACTTATTTTAGATTCATAGTCCCGGCAGAGTTCTGCATATCTAAGAAAGGGCCAGGAAGAAGTACACACCTCCATACTCTTTTCAAGAAGAGAACTAGATTCTGCGTAGTTATGACTTTTTGATGGATCGAGCTCAAAATCATTGCGAAAGGATAATTCCACAGCCTTTTTCGCTAGATCTTCCCAGTTGTTGTTGGGTTCAATAGAACCTTTATATTTTACTCTCATTGAAACTTAATGATTTAATTATTCCCTTTTTGTCGCTAATGTAATAGTTGTTTTCGCCGTAAGCCACACCTGACTTGCATTTTGAAAACTCGACGCTTTCAAAGAAGAGACTGCTCGGCTCGACCAAATGTATGTCTACGCCTTTAAAGTCTGGGTGACCTTCTGATCTGATGCAAGAAAAAATGTCTCTTATCATTATTTCATAAAGTGTTATGTCCAAAGCTCTAAAAGCCATCTTGTGTTGTCTAAACAGTCCTTTAGGTATTGTCCAGTTTTCTAAATATGACGGCCTGCCCATTATAACATAGATTTCTTTACAACCAGCTTTTATGCATTGCTCAAGGGGAGCCAACTGTCTGCTACCTGCGTCTACGTATCCTTTATGATCTTCTACTAATCCAGTGATGGCAACACTTCCTAGAACCGCATCTTCGAATTGATCTTTGCTTACATTAGAATTAGAAACATACTCTAAATCTCCAGTCTGTATATTCATTCTGCAGACCACACTTTCACATATGGCATCATTCTTAAGGGCTTTATTAACGATTCTCTGCATTGGTTTCTGATTCAACAAACCAGTCCTAAATGGAAAGTCAAAATTTATGCCGAAAACATCAAAAACACCAGATATATCGGACCACATGTCAGCAAGACCTTGAGGCCCAAGGTAGCAGTAAGAGGCCGCACATATAGAACCAGATGATATTCCAATGGTATAATCAGCGTGTATGCCAGACTTTGCCAATCCAAGAGCTATTCCAGCCTGAATGGATCCTCTTGCCCCTTCACCTGTAAAGCAGAATCCGATCTTTTTACGATCTTCTTGCAATTATCCTCCTTGCTATGTTTGAAATATAGCTTGAGTTATTTGTATAATTTATTTTGGAGAGTTCTTCTATTGGATCACCAAAAGAGAGAGGGTTAAACGGATACATAGATCTCAAAAATGTAGGAGGATAACCATCCTTATAACCTACTAAGAAGGAATCAAAGTCAGAGTTAATAGGGCCAACTATTGAGCAATCACCTCTGCAGGACACCTGGGAGGACTTTACTAAAACACAAATTGCTATGGCCAAGTCAGCAGTTCGTTCCCAAACTTTTTTATTATCAAGCATTTGATGTAAAGCTAGTTTCTCAGCTATAATCACACAAGAAGAAAAGAAATCGGAGGTAAGATTATTAAATGCATAAACTTCTCCTATAGGAATCCAGCTTGATTCAAAAACACTTTTTTCTAAGTTAAACCACTCGTAAAAAGGCCCAACATTCTTTTCTACTTCTTCTACAGTAAAGAAAGGATCAACCGCAAACGCAAATGTCGAAGCATCCGGCTCAGGAAAGAAGTAGTCCTTTCGAAATACGGTGCAGGGCTCCAACAGAACAAAAGGTTGCTTTATGTACCCAGAGTTTACGGCTGTTAGAAGATTGTAAATTTTGTTAAGCTCAGGGCATCCTTTAACCAACCCAGGGTTGTTTGTATAAATCTTTTTCTTGTGAGCAATTAGATTCTTAGAGAACATGTTATTCAGGTACTGTGTGCTATCTTCAGGCCGAGAATAAATAAATATAGAGAGATTTTCTTCTTTGTTTAGATCTTTAAAGCTTTGTATTAGCAATTCTAGTTGCCAATAAAAATATGTCGAATTTGGAACGCTTAAAAAATAGTCCATCTGTCCTCATTTGTGTCTTCCACTAAATGAATTAGAGTAAAAACTACTTAATTTTGAACTTGCCACATTTATAAATCGGAGTGTTAGAGGGAAAAAAGTTTTGTTCGTATGTTTTGTATACTTCACTATATGCAACCCCCCAAGAAGCATCGTGGGATCTTTCTTCAAATTCCTCCCAAGACAACTTATCATGCAGATGGTTCCACGCTCTAGCGTGTGCCCATTCATGGATCAAAGTATCTATTGCGGCCGATTCGTTCAAAGACTTGTTTATTCTAATAAAGAATTTCTTAGACTGTAGTGAGCAGTCACCGTCAAAATCGCTTATTTCTTTTCTTCTAACACTAACTGGGTATGCCAAAGGGCACTTCTCCTTAAGTAAAGAAACTAACTTCCTGTAAGATTTATAGGGTTTTGAACTCATATCGCATCTCCTTTTGACGTCTATAGTATATATCCAGGACGGTCACAGAGATAACGGATATTAGCAAAATAAAAAATAATGCAATTTGGTAAAATTATTGACCTAGGGTGTCTTTCCACCTGTTTTTAAATAAACTCTTCTTTACGTAATCGAATTCCTTACCTATTGGAGTTCTTCCTAAGACTTTACGAAATAAGGGGTTAAGAGTCTTTTTTCCGTAAGAATCCGCCACATATGGAGTTAGGTCGCTTGAATCACAATCAATAAATTTATTGAATTCATCTTTATCTAAATCGACCATTTTCATCCATTCCTTTATTTTAGACTTCGTTAGTCCGGTATGAGCAGACTTAATGTCGTAAAAAGAATCAGGGCTAAAGCCTTCTTTTGAGGCCCAGCTGTATAGCTTAACCAAGAATGAAACGTCATTTGCTTCTTGATCCGTCCAACCATTGGACGAAAGAAGCTCTTTAACCGAGTCGGGAGAGTTGTTTCTAAGCATCCAAGCTGTAGATAGCCATCTGTCGCCCCTAAAGTTCTCTGGTAGGTCTTGTGGATTAAATTCTACGTCTGGAAAGACTAGTCTCAGGAGATCCAAGCCGTAAGCTGACTTCATATACCCTCTTGGATCTGAGTCTGGGTGCTCTAATCCTGATATGAATTCTTTCTTTAAGTCTTCTTTTGGCAGAGATGCTATATTCTTAATATGTCCTTTAATAGTTTTCTCGTACTCTTTAGAAAGGCTCGATCCACCGTAACGTGAGTTCAAATTCAAAACCTTAAACGCTGTCATTGGGTCTTCTTTAAGCCTGTCTTCTATTTTGTCGCCTACAAACTTTATTTGACCGTTTTTTAAATGGTTAATTCCGCCGTACGGATCAAGCAGTTCAGAGTTATCGCCGTCAGGTGTTCCAAGTGGTATGTACAAAGAATTTATTGTTAAGTCCCTATTTGAAGCGTCATCTTCTATAGAAGGAGCAATTAGCCCTTCATCTGGTTCTACTCTTCTACTCTTTGAACTTTTACTTAATGGAGCTATGTTAAATTCTTCTCCATTTATTTCTATTGTGACCTCTAACTCTTTTCCTTTTTTATCCCATCTAGAAACATAAAATTTCTTACCCTTAGCGGTTGTTGGAAGATCTTTATATCTTGAGTCATCTTTGTGCTTCTGTGATCTTGGCTTGACTTCTGTAAAGTCTTCCTCTGATTGATCTAGAATCATCTTTATTTCACTAATAGTTGCGTCTGTTACAAGGTCATAGTTTCTTGGTGTCTTGCCCTTTAGATGGTCACGAACAGCACCACCAGTGAGATACAAAGCTTTCTTCTTAAGTTGTGGCTCAACCTCGCCTTTTGACTTGTCTATAGTGGTGTAACCCAAACCGACTTGATTAGAACTTAAGAACGCTTTTATTATAGGCCTTAAATTTGCCCTAGAGCTTTTGTTAACAGTAAAAGGAGAAAATTCCTTTGAGCCTGTTTCCTTTTGCAGCTTTATCTTTGATGTAATAAAACTTGGCTCTTTTGAAGAAGCTTCCCTTAGCTGAATATAGTTTGAAAATCTCATTTGTACCTCGTTTATCTATTTATTTAGTAGGTCAACATTTTTTTAAGGAGGAGGAAAGGCTAAATCGGCTTGCAGTCCTAGTGCATATAAAATGTAGCCAGCTATTATCATCAAAGCACATTTCCAGACCATATCCATTATTGTTGACCATTTTGCATCATGAGAGCCAATCCTCATGGAGGCCGATTCTACTTTGATCTCAAGCTTTTGGGTCTTTTCTTCTAAACTAGAAAAGCTTTTTTTTATGTTTTCTTGCTCATTTATAACAACTTTAAGTCTTTCATCGTTTCTTAGTACGGTATCTGATAGTTGGGATAGACTCAAGTTGTGTCTTGACATATTGTTTCCATTTCTAAGACCTTATAATCTATATATTACAACATGACAAAACAAGAAGAACAAAAATTAGAGGCAGAGGTCATAATCGAGGGTGAGCCCCTAATTACGCAAAAAAATGACGTATTAGACGTTGATGCAAACGAAATAAGACCGGAAGACATAGAGAGCATGGTTCCTAAGATGAACGTTGCTATGACTCCTAGTCTAGAACAAAAAGAAATGTTGATAAGCGACGAACAATACATGGATGTTATTACCGGCATACTAACAGACATTAAAGAAGACAGAAAACAGGTGAGTGATTACATAGATAATTTTGCAGAAATGGTAATAAATGAAGGCGATGCGACGACTTCGTCAAAAGAAGCATTAGTGAATCTTGTCAAAATAAAAACAGATTTACAAGACAAGATGCTTAAGGCCGCAGATCTTATGACAAGGTTAAAGCTAAAAAACACGTATGCATATTCAGGACCCCACCTTAATGCCATGCAGCAAAACAATTTTAATATAGGTTCTGAGGCGGACTTCAGCAGAAAAGAATTGATCAAGGCCATAAATCAAGCCAAGAAGAAAAAGAAGGAGTAGGATGAGATACGCAATAGAAGAATGGTTAAAAGAAGAAGATGAGACGGGGATGCAAGGCCAACAAGGCATGGCTTCGCCAGATATGGGTGCCAATCCACAGGCGGGACAAACCCAAGACCCAAACGCCCAAATGAATCAAATGGGCAATGCCCCTCAAGAAGACCCGAACGTATCTAACCAAGAAAACGGCGAAACGGACCAAGCACAGAGCCAGGATCAGAGCCAAGAAATGCCAGACGTGAGTCAGGATCCTGTGGCCCCTGACATGCCGGAAGAAAAAGAAAGTGCAGACTTTGAACAGTGGAAAAACAACTACTTCAAAGAATCTATAAAGGGCGATATAAACAAGCTAATTGAATTAATACAAAAAGTTAGAGATGAAGATCTAGATTCCTATCCCAGAAAGTTTGTTGAGGACAACCTACAAATATGTTTCTTAAGACAACATGCAAATATTGACAAGGCAAGCAAAGAAGTAAGAAGACTCGTTAAAGAGGATCTTGATAGAAATAATCCAACGGTTTCTTTAGTGAATCACATGGATGCCTCTTTTCAAAAGACACCAGACCTTAATAATGTGTTTATTAAACTAAAAGGTCTTTTAGGTATGAAAGGGGACCTACACCGTAAGTTTATATCATCGATTATAGGAGGAGTTCAAGTAGGCACGGGTGGAAACAATGAAGACGTTATATACAACGAGAGAGATTACTCCATAAGAATATCTACAAGATATAATGACAAATGGGGAAGAGTTGATATCGGCAAATGGTGCCTAAAAGAAGAGGATGCTTCAAAGTATCTAACAGACCCTGAGCAAAGAAGGCTTGAAGAAGGTTCTCCTGAAGAAAAGGATGTTCTAAGAAAAAGAGTAATAATCGAAAGCATTGCCGACATGTTCAAGAAAAGAGGGTTCTTGATCAACATAGTTGGCGAAGATGGTACAATATACACGTTAGGTTGGGATATATCTGGCAGTATAAAGGATGCTTATACAGATGGAAAAATTGTTGTTAAAATGATTCAGAGTACAAACTCTGAGGCCATGATAGATGACAATGGTTCGATCACTCCTTACATTGACATAAAAATACAATATAGCAAAGAGACTGGTGAGGTTGATGAAGATGGCAAACCAATGAAAGAGGAAATAGACTTCTTAGAAAGAATAGATGGTATGCTCTTTTTAACCGCTCAGTTTAACACGATAAAAGAAGTTTCATCTGGGTTCTCGGGCATGGTGCTTAAAGAAATACCATACTCAGGCAATCCTAGTGACCTAAAAGTTATAATGAGGTGTGTACCCTCGGCTCCAGAAGTTTTAATGAGACAGTGCTAACAAGTCAATCAAAGGAGAAAAGGTGAAACAATTCTTAGAATTCGTTGACAGAAAAGAAAGAGAATCAAGAAGGCACTTAAAAATCGTCTTAAAAGCTCTTAAAGAGTCTGGGTTGCACACTTATAACCATATAGATCATGAAGACTCATACATCTATGTAAAGTCTGACAATAAAGATCTCCCTTTTGAAGGGATAAGAATATACGAAATAGGAAGATCTTTAGCCTATAGAGTACAAAAAGAAAAAGACACAGAGCCATTTGGAAAAGCTTACTCTCTAGATCTTGAAGAAATGTTTAATGATTTCATGGGAGAGAATATGAAAGAGGAACAAGCAGGCAAAGCAGTCATAAAGGGAGTGATTAACGAGATAAAACAATTCTTTTCAAAAAGTGCTAAGGCACAGACTGCAATAGAAGAACTGGGCGACTCTAAGCCTGTAATAATCAAAACAGGCGGAACAGATTACTCAGGTATGGTAACAAGCAAAGTCTAAGGGGCAAAAGAACTGAAGGTATCGACTTTATCAAACCCTTCATCAGGACCAATTTGTTGAAAGCTTTTAATCATACGATCTATAACATCAGCCCCTATAGTTTTAGACCCTCCATTTGCTTTTATCTGTTCGCTTCTTGTCTTCATTCTTCTTAAAAGTTCAGGCAGATCTGACTCGTGTAGCGTGAATACTATTGCCCTCTTAAAAAAGTCTTTGCCTTCTACGTACTTTAAAGCTCCTTTTCTTGCTCCTATTGTCATGTTGGTCATGTCTACAACAACGTGTTTGCCCGAGTCTACGGCCTTTTTAAATTCTTGTTCTAACATTTTGTTAATTAAATCGTTTGCCTCTTGAATGTTGGAATAAACGCGAGTGGCCCATTTCATCCAAGGAGGAGCCTGTATCACAACACCAAAGTTTTCTTTGCCAGAAACTTTAGACCCTATTTCAGAGTCGCTAGGAGGCGTTTCAAACATGTTGTCGTAAGTCATGCCATAAGAAGATGAAACCTCATCGACTATGTTGTCTCTGCTCACTAGGTACACCATGTCTTTGGGGAACTTGTTTTTTATGAACGTACTCTTCCCTACAGCAGGCGGTCCAACTAAAACAACTATCTCTTTTTTATTGTTGTGGTTTTCATCACCAAATTCTTCTTGGGCGACAACTTCATAAAGCCATTTTCTAAAATTCATTGGTATTTTTCCTCAACAATATTTAGTTTTTGGTGTGTTTTTTAGAAAATGAATTGCAAAAATGATAAATATAGTTACAAGGAGGTAAACATGGAAAAAGAAGATTTAGACTTAGTTGCATTATTGTTAGCAATATTCCTACCACCAGTAGGGGTAGCAATCAAAAAAGGACTTGGTTTGCAGTTAGTTGTAAACGTAGTTCTTACATTTCTGGGCTACATACCAGGAATAATTCATGCATTATACGTTATACTGAAAGACTAATTTCGGAGTCGGTTTGATAGCCCTTCACAAAATGGAGGGCTATTATTTTAGAATGGCTTAGGTCTTCGAGAACCGGATCTTAAAAGACCCGATGGATTAGTTGAAGGCCTGCTTCTGCTTAACTGTCTGGCTCTATCTAATGCTCCCCTATAAGCTTCGGGAAACTTCTTCTTCATATAAGACATAATGCGTATCGCTTCTTTTGCGGTAAGAGCGTTTCTTAAAGACTCTACAAGCCTCGCCCATTCGTCAGGAGCGTCATGTAGAACTTTTGATCCATTTATCACAGCAGACCTAACAGACTTAACTTTTTCTAATTGTTCGCTCTCAGCTTTGGAAACCTCTTTGGTCTTGGGCTGTTCTTCTTTTCTTTCGGAACCAGAAGCAAGTCCAAATAAATCTTGCCAATAGTTTCTATCAGGATCATTGGGAGCAAAGACTCCGCTCAATGATCCCGGATCATCTACAACTTGTGCTCCCCTAATAGGTGCAGTAACAGGGGTAGCAGCTATTTGAGCCGCACCTCTTAAGACCTTGCCTGCTCCTCCTGCGATACCGCCGAGGCCAGATTTTAGTCTTTTTTTGGCCTTTTCTCTTGCTGCTTTATTGCCACCTAGGTATTGAAGGGCACCTACGGCACTTGAGCCTAGTCCTCCTAAAGCATCAAGTCCTCCACCAACTATATTTCCCGATCCCCTAACAGCCTGTCCTAGTATGTTACCTGCGGCCCCGGCAGCAAACATAGATGGGCTGGCGAGCAGCTTTACCAAGTCCACTTCATCGAGACTCATTAAAACTTCATAATCTTGCTGTATGCTTAGATGTTCCTTAAAGTCTAATCCATGGCATTCGACCTGCGTTGCCGACTTTAGGGTCGAGGGAGTTCTTTCGTGCTTAATCATACGCTCATGGTGAGCATAAGTTTTTTGCCCATGATCAACTTCTTCCTCATCAGTTTTTGGCCCCATCTTTTGAACAGCATCTGCTGCTGTAGGCGTGAAGTACAGAGAAGAATAGTGACTTCTCATATACCCATCGGGATAAGCCCAATGGGCGGTTCCTGAGCGGACCGCTTTTTCTGATAGGAGCTTTGTTTTGCCGGTTTTTTCTAACCACTCTGTGAAGTTCATTAGCTTTATGTATGCTTATGAACTTTAAAGTTCCATTAACTACTTGATGGTTAGATCTAAAGATTAAAAAACAGCCTGAGTCTGTACACTATCTTTGACCAAAAAGAAGTCTTGGCATCATACTCCAAAAACATTATACGAAACATAGCATCGTTCTCGATAAGACTAATCAGAGGGTCTTTCATTTTTGCTCTCCATAAAAAAAGAAGTTAGACAAATTCCTAAAGCTATTCCAACAAACATAGTGCTTAAACAAGCACAAAAGTATTGCATATTAGTTACGTACATTATACTTCCTAAGATACTTTGTGTTTATTTTTGTATAGCTCTTGAGCCATCTTAGACAAGTCTAGTGGGTTTAAAGACTCCCCAGATGCTTGGGGCGTTTCTTTTCTAGAACTGTTTCGTTTGTCTAATTCTTCGTTGAAAGCTCTTGCAACGTGTTCAAATTGATCTGGGTAGTCCCATGGCAAAGGTCTACAGCATCTTTTGCACACATAAGGTCCATTATAACCTATGTGTCTATATTGTCCAAAATCTCTAGGAGCATAAGTGTGGACTCCTATGCATTTAAGGTCTACCAAAGATCCACAATGGGTGCAATTGGCAAGATGAATAAGTTGAGTATTAGTGTAAATAGGAGCGATAATGCTATTGATCAGATTCCTGAGTCCAGGAAACCTTGCATGAACTCCTCTAAATCTCCACTCACACTTTTTGCAAGTCCAAATTTCGAATAAGTTGTAGTCATAAACGTTCACGACAGTATCGCATCGAGGACAACACAGGTGCATTTTTAGCTCCAATCGTTTAAGAGACACCTACATAGGGTACAATGAAATTGAGGCTAATTTGAAATTTGAGCAGTGACACAATATCATTATACCACTGATTCGGGCGATTTTAAGCTCTTGGCTATTTTTGATTTTAGGGCGACCAAAAGCTAAATAAAAATTATGGCCGCCCCATTTGTAGACATACTCCTAAATTCCAATCGATCAAACCTTAGTGGGGCACTAGCAAGAGGGGACTTAATCTCTTTTAGCTATGCTTTTTACAAGCCGGGGCATGATCCTTCTCCACTAGTTTTAGTCACAGATCCAGACTATCCAGTCAATGCACAGCCAAACAAAGGACTATACATAAGAGGCATTAATTTGCATTATCTGACATTTCCAGTCATAAAAAAGTTAATTTTTCCAAATAACAACGTATCTGTCTGCCAAAATCCTAATTTTACGTATCAATCTATCAAAAACAATGGATATATAAGCTCAGCCTTCCGACAATACAAAAAAAGAGGCATAGGATCGCTTAAAAAGCTCGACTGCCGATTTATTGTTAACGCAATGGCTATGTCTAGGTCACTAGATCCAAACGAAATAGAAGCCATAAGAAAATCTGTGCGGGATCAAATAAATCGCATAGTTAATCCACCAGCTACCGCTACCGAGGAAACCCCATTTAATTAGATTCAAACTCTTTTAACAACAAGATGACAGAAGCTTTAGACAACCTGGGTAGAAAAATCAATAGCACCAATATGAGCATTGGTGAGCTGAAGGGTCTTATCGGGACCCTCATGAAAAGCAAGGTAGGTCCTGCCAAACCAATTAGCAATACAGAGAAGCCGTCAGAAGGAGCATCAGGAGATAGACAATTTGACTACGGGCCACTGGTGCAGGCGTTTGAAAAATATGTAAAAGGACATAGTCAAGACATAAGCGAGCAAGCAAACCTTGTAGAAGAAATAAAATCGCTGCTGTCTGATATTGGGCAAAAGAAAGAAGGAACAAAAGGACAAGAGAAGGATAAAGGAGAAAAAAGCGAACAAAAAGAAGAAACATTTCCAGAAAAGTTCATGGCTAGTCTTAAAAACTTTTTTAAGAAGGATTTCAAGCAAGGAGAAATAGTCTCTGAGTCCACAGAAGGACTCTATAAAGTATTTAGCAAAAAAGGATCTGGGTACACACATGACGTTTACTGTGAAAGATGGCTTCACCAAGTATATGATACCCTAACAAAAATAGCAGAAAAAATGTCCGTAGCGGACGTTGTAAAAACAAGCGACATAGTAAGTGAAATAAAAGGTGATTCCTTTTTTGATGACGCAAAAAAAGCTTCCGCAAGTGCTACAGAGCGAAATTCTAGTGTGGATTTTGGAGTTCCAAGAGAGCCTCGTATAAGAAGCTTTGATGAGAGTGAATATCAAGAATTCATGGAAAGATTAGATCGAGCAGAACCTTTTGAGATTCAAATAAGCAGTCTTGAAGACGCAAAAGACTTTTTTCTAAGTTTGCGTTCCGGCAAAGCGTTCAAAGGACTAGTAGGAGCAGCAGATTTAACGGATAAACAAATTAAATCATGGGCTGGATCTTATTCGACAAATGTGGATGACATAGTCAAATACTTTCGCAAAGAAATTGGCGGGTTAAGCTTCGAAGACGCATACCAGAACAACGAAAAGTTCAGAGCAGCATATGCCAGATCTGGCAGAAAGTTTGATGATGATTCTCTTAAAACAGACCAAGAGAAAAAAGGTGTTATGGAATCCATAATACAACTAGAAGCGAGAAGGCTAAAAGCTTCGGGAAGACAAGAAAGAAGAAGAGAAGACATAGAGCAAAGAAATAGAGACCTTCAGATAAGAACCATATCAGCTTTAGAAAAATTTACATTAGGGTTTGAGGTTCTCAATACAGCCATAGAAGGATTAATAGACAAAGAAAGAAAGTTTGTACAAGATATAAGAGCGGCAGCATATGAAACAGCTGGGGTTACAGGAGAAACGCGATCTCTACAAAAAAGTTATGAAGACATAGGAAAAAGCTCCATAAGAACAGGTGTTGCAAGAGAAAAATTTCAAGAAGCATTTTTAAGAGGAACTAAGTCTGGATTGAGAGACCAGAAAAAGCTTAATTCCCTAGTTAGTGCACAGTTAAACACAGAAAAGCAAATAGGAGTAGAGGCTGGTTCTCTTGGGGAACAATTTTTAGAGTTCGGCAATTCTTTTAAGTTCAATGAAGATCAAATAGCTGCTGTGGGAAGGGGAATTAGAAACGTAGGAAGAGATTCTGGGGTGGTGGGGGATCGATTAAAGCAAGCTGTTGATTCAAGCAAGCAGTTTGTTGATCAAATGAGAAAGGCAAGCACAGCAACGGCAGGAAGTGTTTCTAATGTCATAGGGCTTCAGGCTGAGTTTCAAAAAGTAGGAGTGGAGGGAGGCAAATTATTAGGAGCCTTAAGCTCAACATCAGGTTTTCTAGAAGCAGACACACAAACCTTAGCCTTAGTTGCTAATGCAGCAGCCAGAGCCGGATTAACACAAGAAATGTGGAATGGTGAGATACTAAAAAGCAATAAAAATATAAAGCAATTTAATAGTGGATTAATGCAGCAAGCAAGAGCTCTAGGTTTAGCAGGAAGTAATGCAGAAGAAATGAGAGCAAGCTTAGAAAATATGTCTGCACTGGATAAACGACTATTGAACATGAGGTTTAAGGCTGCGTTTGGAATGGAATCAGGAGAACTAGTTGGTGCTATTGAAGCACTAGAAAATAAGTCAAGAACTCTAGCAGAAAGACTAACAGAGTTAAATAAAGAAAAAGCAAAAAACCTTACGCTAGAAGAAAAAGCCAAAATAGCTGAGGACGAAAGAAGACTCAAACTAACAGCGGCCCTAGCCCCATTAACTGCTATTTCTGAAGCTGCTAAAGGCACGAAAAGCATGGATGAGGCTTTAGCCAAGTTTGGAAAGAGAAGAGGAGAGTTTGAAGAGGACATAGCAGCAATAGGGCAAGCATGGACAAGCGAGAGAGACGTAGCCAGATCATCTCTAAAAACGGCTGTTAATACTTTAAATGAAGGGCTCAAGAAGGCTGGAAAGAAAGAGCTTTCTATAGATTCTAAGAAAATAGAAGACGCCCTTAAAGACGAAACAAAATTTAGAGAATTAACGTCAGAGCTATCAAAAGCAGAACAAGAACTTTCAACAGCACAAAAAGCCCAGCTAGACCCATTAAGCTCAATGAATCAAACGCTGCTTCAAATGAATGATACTTTAAGAGATATAAGCAAGAGTTTGATATCCGGTTTGTTCAGTAGTTTTATAGGAAAAGAGTTACTTTATCTTGTTGGAACGATAAGCGGAGTAGCGTCATCTTTCTCACAAGGCAAAGAGTTTGTAAAAGACACAGCTGCGTTCCTTAACACATTCTTTAGATACAAAGATCCCAGCGGCCAAGACACGATGCAGGACCCAAGAGGGTTTATTACAAAAGCCTTCGCAGACTTACGTGATTTTATATTTGGACCAAAAGTAGCTGCGGATCTTGGAGGAACAATAAAAGTTGATGAAGCTAGCAAGGCAGCGACTACAGTTACTTCAAAAGCAGAAGAAACTGCTGCGAAGGTTGTAGGATCTAAAAGACCAGACACTGTTAAAGAAGTTGCTAGCTCTTGGCAAGACCAATTGCTAAGTGTAAACAATTCTATGCTTGATACATTGAAAAGAATAGCAGACTGTGTTTGTTCTGGGGCTAAACAAACGGTCGAGCAAACTAAAGAAAAAGCAATGCCTTCTATACAAGAAGGCCTTACACCAATAACTGTACAAGAGGGAAAGATAGTGCCTCCTGAGGCGAGTGCCCCAGCCCAAGTAGTGGAACAGACCGCAGGTAAAGCAGCAAAAAGAGCAAAGCTTTCCCCAGAAGAAATAGCTGCTCGGAAAGCTTCGGGACAAGCTGCCAAACAAAAAGCAGAAACCATGGGAGTAAGTCCTGCTGTTTGGAGACAGGCAAAGAAGCAAGAAATAAAAAACATAAAGCAGCAGCAAGGCCTGAATAAGATAGAGAAAAAAGAACTTATAAGTGAAGTTTCTAATGGAAAAAGAACAAAAAATATAATTAAACTTGAGCAGTCTTACATAGACTCCAGAGAAAAAAGAATAAGTCAAGTTGAAGTTCCAAAGGTAGCTGGAATAGATCTTAATGATTTAATTTCTAGTGGCAAGGAAATGGCAAAAACCGCTGCAGGGATATTAGTACTAGCAGCCGGTGCAGTAGCCTTGGCATCAGCCATAGTATTCTTATCTGGAAAGATCATGGATGCATTTAATCTAGACGCTACAAAAATAATACAGACTGCTGGTACAGTAGGGGCTTTAGCTGCTGCTGGTGCAGCCATAGCAGCCGCTGGCTATGGAGCTTACAAGCTTTTAACAAGTGAACAAGAAATAGTTAAATTTCCAAAGATAAGTGAAATATTTAGTGAAGACCTAGCATCAACAGTAGCAGCCCTTCTTATACTTGGACCCGCTTTGGTTCTATTGGGTGCAACTATAGTTAAACTAGCTCAAATGATTGTTGGAGCTTTTGGTTTAGACTTATCGACCGTTGCAGAAACAGCTGGAACCGTAGCGGCCATAGTAGCGGCTGCGGGGGCGTTAACACTAGCTGCTAGTGAGGCTTTAGAAGGATTTAAAAAGCTATCAGACAACGATCTACTAAAAGACCCAAACAAAATAAAAGACTTGATGTGGAAAGGAGCAAAAGCACTCCTAATTCTAGGGCCAGGATTAGTGCTTTTGGGTGCCACTATAGTTAAGATTTCTCAGATTATATTAGGCATAATGGGACTTGATGCATCAACGATAGGAGCGGTTACAGGAAAAGTTGCGGCACTGATAGCCGGAACGGCGGCAATTGCTGGGGCGGTAATTGGAGCTATGGCCGGTTTATATGGCTTAGGCCTTTTAGATGATTATGCTTCAAAGTTTGTGCCAGAAATAATAAAAGGCGGTATGGCCTTAATGATTCTAGCTCCTGTTATAGTTTTCTTAGCAGCAGCCCTAAACAAACTAATTAGTGGTATATTGGGAATAATGGGAGTAGATGCAGGAAAAGCAGCTAAGGTTGCTTACGACGTTGCTGCATTGATAGCGTCTACCGCACTTATATCTGTGGCTATAATTGGAGCCTTAGCAGGATTAACTGGCTTGGGTCTATTGTTACCCACAGCTTGGGCATATGTTGGGCCAATGGCTGCCGGTGCCGCTGCTCTTTTTATACTTACTCCGGCAATAGTAGTTCTAGCTAGTGCCTTAGTTAATATGATGAAAGGAATATTAGCAACAAGAGAAATGGATGCTTCAACAGCAGCTAAAACCGCTTATCAAGTTGCAGGAATAATAGCTGCAGCAGGTGCAATAGCTGTATCGGTGATGGCTGCAATGGCTGGACTAGCTGGACTAGGTTACCTTGCAGCTGCAACTACAGCTGCAATACCAGCAATGATAGGTGGAGCAATAGCTCTTTATGCGTTAACACCAGTTGTTCTATCTTTAGCTTCTTCGATAATAGAAATGGCTGGTTCAATCGCTGGTTCTTTGCTGTCTTCCGATGAAATAAAAAAAGTGGTAGAAGGAGTTTCCTCCATACTTGGCGGAGCAGCTAAAATAGCACTATCTATTTTGGCTTCCGTTGCTGGGCTATCTATTTTAGGCCTATTCTTCGCATCTGCTATGTTGGCTATACCTCTTATGTGGTTAGGCACTAGGGCATTTAATGCTCTAATAAACCCAATAGTCGGATTTATAGGAGCGGTAAAAGAAGCATCTAACAAGATAGGAACAACTATAAATCCTGCGGAAGCAGAGAGTATGTCTAAGGGTATTGCCACAATCCTTCAGTCTGTCGGTGATATAACTAAAAATGTAGCATCCGCCTCCACTTCATTGGCGTCTATGCCAGTTTACGGAGGATTTTGGAATTGGCTTATAGGCTCAAAAATATCAGATCGCATGTGGGACGGAGTCAGGGCCCTCAAGGATTTAATGGCTCCAATAATAGCGTACGTTTCAGCAGTCAAGTTGTTTTCAGGTGTAGTTGGAAGAATAGTGGATCCAAGAGAAGCTAAGCCAATGGGAGAAGGAGTTAGCTCAATACTCCAGTCTTGTGCCTCTATAACAGATTCTATATTCAAATCTGCTGAGCCTTTAAAGAAGATGTCTAAGTACCAAGGATTTTTTAATTGGTTACGTGGAAAAACAGTAGGAGACATGGTTGATAGTGGAGTAGACGCATTAAAGAATTTAAGTGGGCCAATAACAAGATACGTTGCAGCAATCAAAGCGTTCTCATCTAAAGTGGGAGGCACTCTAAGCCCCAGGATGGCTGCTGAAATGGCAGTTGGAGTTGAAGATATACTGTGTGCTGTAGGGGGCGTTTCAAGAATAATCCTTAAAAATAAAGAAAATCTTAGCGGAATAAAATACAAAGAGTGGGGTTGGTTCGGAACAAACTACGTCAAGCAAATGAATTCTGGTGCCGTTGCTTTGGAAAAGATGAGTGAACCAGTCCTAAGCTACGTAGCAGTAATAAAGAGGTTCTCTAAGAGACTGGGAAGAAGACTCAACCCAAGACTAGCAGCTTCTATGGCTAATGGTGTTGCAGAAATAATATCTGGAACGGGGGAAGTTACAAAAAAGGTTCTTGAAACAAGAGAAGAACTAAGCAAGATAAAAACCTCCACAGGATGGGGCTGGTTTAGAAAAGACTATGTCAAAAAGTCTAGAGAAGGAGTAAAAGCACTCAAAGAGCTGTCGGGACCAATAATAGAATATGTAGATACAATAAAAGGCTTCTCTTCAGAAGTAGGTAGAAAGTTAGATGTTAGACAAGCAGCATCCATGGCAAGAGGAGTTGCAGAAATTCTTGGAGCATCAGGTGATGTAACAGAAAAGATTGTAGCAACAAAAGATAAGTTAGTAAAAGTAAAAACGAGTGAAGGGTTCTGGCTATGGGCTACCAACATACCAGACGCAATGAATAAAGGAGTGAAAGCCTTAGGAGAGCTTAAGCTCCCAATAATAAACTACGTATCTTCTATAACAGATTTCTCTAAAGAAGTTGGTAGCAAAGTTAAACCACAAGAGGCTAAAGCTGCTGTTAAAGGCTTACAACAAGTAGCGGGTGTTGTTGAGGTGTTTAGTTGCGTTCTAAACCATTTGAAAGATAGAATAAACCCACTAACAAAGAGCGGTTGGTTCGTAGATTCTCCAATAGAACAAATGGTTAAGGCCAAAAAAGAAATGGACAAGTTCTTTCCAGTATTGGCTCAATTCATAAACTCAATGATACAGAATGTCAGCAGTTCATTTAAAAATGTTGGCGAACTAAAAGCCACTGTTAAAAACTTGAGTTCTATATCACAAATATTCCAAAAAGTTGGTGAGACAGTAGCTGTAATAAGAGAAAAAATTGTACCGATAACAAAATCAGGTTGGTTTAGTGGATCAGACGTAGAAGCAATAAAAGGGGCTATACCAAAGTTCAATGGATTCTTTGTTTCTATTTCTAAGTTTATAACAGATGGAATAGTGGGTCCAATTTCAAACATAGATGATGGATCTAAGTTAAAAGAATCAGCTAAGAAGTTAGTTGGGGTATCGCAACTGTTGAAAGAGACATCGTCTTCTATGAGCTCTTTGCAGTCAATGATAGGTTTAACCACAGATGGATTTTTCTCTTCTTCCCCAATGAAAACAATAAGTGCAAACAAGGATAAGTTTACACAATATTTTGCTGGAGTATCGGGTTTCATTAACTCTGGAATTCTTGAGCCCATAAAGAAAATAACCAATGCGGAAGGTTTGGTTGAGGCTGGGGCCAAACTTAAAGATATAGGGTGTTTTATTTATGGGATAAAACTAATATTGGATAACTTAAGCGGAGTGTTCTCTTTGATGGAGAGCAAATCAATATTTGAAAAAGCACCATTAGAAAAAATAAGAATTAACAAGGATCAATTCTCAAAGTACCTAGAAACGGCAAAAGATTTTGTACTCTCAGGATTGCTGAAGCCGTCGTTGGAGCTTCCTTCTGAGGAGATAACAGTTGGTGCAAACAACCTAAAGCAAACGGCATATCTACTGGCTGGCGTTCCGGTTGTGATCAAGGGTTTGGTCGGTGCTGTGTCTTTAGCGGTTGATAAAGATGACTTCTTTGGTGAAACACCAATGAAAAAAATAGCAGATTCTAAAGGAGCTTTTTCTGCTTACTTTAAAGAAATAGCAGCATTTGTGAGAGACGGAATAGCACTCCCAGTTAAAAAAGAGCTTGATGGAATAGACTTAGCAGGATCTTCAAAAACCATGTCAGCTATGTCAAACATAGTAGCGTCTGTAGTTCCCATTATAAAGAACCTAACAGGCGTCATGGGAATGATGAGTGGTGAAACTGTAGACAAGCTAGACACCGACTTCCCAATAGACAAAATATTATCTTATAAAAATTTATTTGCAGACTACTTCAAGAAGATAGCCGTATTTTTAAGAGACGGAATTGTTATACCAGTTAAAGAGGTTTTTCCTGATACGAAGGGGATAAGACAAGCTTCTTCTACTCTATCAGCAATGAACAATATAGTAAGCTCAGTGCCTAGGGTAATCTTAGGAATGTCTAAGGGTTTTGTGCCTCTTGTTGAATCGGGGCAAGACCTAAGCAAAGAAGTCCCGATGGAAGCAATAATAAACAGCAAAGAAAAATTTGCAAAATGGTTCTTTGAGATAGCCCATTTTCTTAAAGATGGAGTAGTAAACCCAATAAACAATGTTATCGGGGATCCAAAAGAAATAAGAAAAGCTGGTTCGACATTGAGTGCAATGAGCAACGTTGTAGGCTCAATGTCAAGTATAATAAAAAATCTTGCACAAATGTTTGTTGGGTTAAATGAGAGAGAATGCCTTAGGGAAGCCCCAGCAGAACTTATAGCCTCACAAATAGAAAAGTTTTCTGGTTGGTTTTACAGCATTATAAGCTTCCTAAAAGTAGGCATAATAAACCCTGTGAACGCTTTGGTGCCAGATGCCAAAGAGATGGACGGAGTCAGAGTAAAGTTAAGAGTATTAACAGCCTCCATGTCAGCCATTCCAGAAATGTTTGATGAACTAGGTGGCTCCATAAGCCTGTTTTCAAAGGGATTCTTATGGAGAATAATAAACGGATTCAAGATAAGCAAATTAAGTAAAAACTTCATTTCAATGGCAAACATTATAAATGAGGGTATTGTAAAACCAATACAAAAGTTCTTACCAAGTTCTGATGAGCTATCTGAGGTCAATGATCAACTGACTGAGTTCATCATGATAATAGAAAAAGTAGCAAGCACTATGGGCTTAGCTGGGCGAGCCTTTCTTGGAATAAAGCCTATGGACCTAGACGGCATAGTTTCAATGAAAGAAGGGGTCCAAAAAGTATCTGATCCTAAGGTGTTTGAAGCAGAAGTTCAAAAGGCCATAAGAGGCAGATCCGAGATGGCAATAAACATGGCCGAGAAACAGGCCGAAGCTGCTGCGATAGTTGCACTATCCAAGAAGACGGGAAGAACAGACTTGTCTGGTGTTGAGGTTGACACTCAAGTGGACATGGAGAAGAAAGTTGTTAAAGCTGTAGCAAGATGGTCTAAAGAAAATCATGATGATGCACTAGAGGTGAGAGCCGTAAACGAAGGAATCAATGCTGGTGCAGGTGGACCAGGAAGATCGGCCTTGCCAGCAGCTGCAACTCCTAAAAAGGGACAAATCACACCTCAACCCAAGACAGCAGAGGCGAGTGAGGCTCTTAAAGGTGCAAGTAAAAAGAAAGAACCAATAAGAGTTGAGGCTGTAGAAAGGTATGAGTTCAATGATGCAGAAGAAAGAAACGATGCCATAGAGAGTGCCACAATGTTAGCTAAGGCAGAGATACTTAAAGCAATAAAAGGAGTTTCAGGTGAAAATTACAGTATAGGACCTGAGGTGCTATCTGGGGTTAAGTATAAGTCTAAGGCTCAATGGATGAAAGACCACGGTGAAGCAAAAGTTGAGGCAGAATATATTCCAAAATTTGCAGAAGGTGGTGTTGTTAGCAAAGCAACATTAGGTGTTATAGGCGAAGCTGGACCTGAGGCTGTTGTTCCTCTTAGTGGTATAGAAAAATACTCAAGTGGAATAATATCAGGTCTTTATGAAATAAATTCAACCCTAAAGAAAATTTTGAGCCAGATAACTAAAAGCGGCAAAAAAGCTTTTACTTCATCAATATCTCGTGGAGAAGCAGGCAGCTTTGACGAAGGTGATGCTCCTGTTACAAACACTTTTCTTGATATAGGAAAAGGTGCTCTATCTGTTGGCTTAGGTGTTGCATTAGCCCCTGCTATATCAAAAATGTTGGAATCATTTAAAAAATCCATGGCCGATATTGTTAAGGTTGTAAGCGGTAGCTCAAAAAACAATACACCCGCTAAGGGGGCAGCAGCAAGCGAAGGGTCGGGCATACTAGGAACATTATATTCTATTGGAGAAGGATTGTTTTCAATGATTCCTTCTTTTGAATCTAATCCAGCAGATTGTTGTGGAGCTGTCGCAGAATCTGCTGACGGTTTGTTCGGAAGCTTAAAAAATAATCTGCCTAGGTCTATTGTTGATAAGTCTACATCTGCTTTTGAGGGCGTTAAATCTCGTTCAGGAAAAGCATTCAGTGAAATGTCAAGCTATTTCTCAAGTTCTTTTGCTCCACTAACCAAGGGTTTCACAAGATCGATGAATGCAGGAGAAGGAATATTTACATCTCTCTCCAGAGGAATTCAGTCACAGTACATGTCAATCACAAAAGGAAAGTCTGTGTCGGAGATGGCTCAAGGAGCTTTCGAACAGATTAAGAGCAGCGGAGTAAAAGCATTTAATTATATAAACAGTAACATACCTCAATCATGGAAAGAAAATGCAAGCAAAGCATTTTCTACAATAAACAATAAAATACCACAATCGGTAAAAGATACTTCAGCAGAAGCTTTTAAAGTAATAAAAGAAAAAGGTAGTAAAGCCATATCAAGTGTGGGAGGATATCTATCAAGTAGCTTTGCCCCTCTAACAAAGGGGTTTACAAGGTCTATGGAAGCGGGTGAAGGTATATTTAAGTCTTTGTCTAGAGGCATAACATCACAATACATGTCCATAACCAAAGGCAAGCCAGTATCAGAAGTAATATCTAATTCTTTCAGCCAGATAAAAGACAACGGAATCAAAGCATTCGAAACTATAAAAAGCAAGATACCACAATCTTGGAAGGATAATGCAGGTAAGGCTTTCTCTAGTGTTAAGGATGGTGGTATCAAAGCATTTAATTACATAAGCAATAAGATACCACAATCTGTAAAAGATAACGCAGCAAAAGCTTTTGGAACAATAAAGGACGTAGGTGGAAAAGCCTTATCTAGTGCTGGGAGCTATCTGTCTAGTTCATTCGCACCATTGACAAAGGGCTTCACAAGATCCATGGAATCTGGTGCTGGCGTGTTTCAATCTGTTTCTCGTGGCATAACGTCACAATATATGTCTATTACTAAGGGCAAGCCAATATCAGAAATAGCAAAGGGAGCTTTTGACCAGATAAAAGACGGAGGATCTAAAGCGTTCAGCTACATAAGTAATAATGTGCCACAATCATTGAAGGACAATGCCGCTAAGGCGTTTAATGTTGTTGGAGGATATGCAAGCAAAGCATTCTCCGGAATGTCAGGATTCTTCTCCAGTTCTTTTGCACCTCTGACCAAAGGATTTACCAGATCCATGGAAGCAGGAGAAGGAGTATTTAAGTCTCTTTCAAGAGGAATGACTTCTCAATTTATGTCTTTGACCAAAGGAAAATCAATATCAGAAATAGCAGGCAATGCTTTCAGTAGCATAAAAGAATATGGAAAGAAAGGTATGACCTTAGCGGGCGGAGCCCTAAAGGGACTAAAAGAAAAAGCACAAGGTGGAATCAGTTCAGCAGGTGGTGCTGTTAAGTCCTTGTTCTCCAAGAAGGCCGGTCCAGAGGGTGCAGTCGCCTCAGTTGGAGCTCCCACAGCAGCAGTAGCCCCTGTAGAGAACGTTAAGAAGATTGGTGAAGCAGGTGAATCAGTAAAGGGCAATTTTGAAGGAGTCAAAGAAGCACTCAAAAATTTAGCAGAAGGACTTAAAAGCTTTGCAAATAAAGAATCTTTCTTAGGAGCTCTTAACTTAATTCCAACAGGAATTGGTTTGACGGCTATGATACCTGGATTCCTTGGAGCCAAACTAATAGAGAAAACAGACGGAAAAAAGATTGCAGCATCTCTTGGAGGTCTAGCAGAGGGTCTAAAGTCCATGGCCAGCGGCAAGGTTTTACTAGGAGCAGGAGCCATATTACTATCTTCAATAGGCTTACTTGGTCTGTTACCAGCTTTACCAGGATTAGCCATACTAGGAGCAATGTCTGGTTTGGTTACTTCTGGTTTGACTGCATTGTCAACAGGTTTGACAAGCTTTGGCTCAGCTGCTGCTAACCCCATGATGTGGCTAGGCATACTAGCGATAGCAGGGCTGGGTGCTGCCCTTATACCTCTTGGATATGCATTAAGTACTTTGTCTCCTTTAGTTGCAGCATTTGGAGGTGTTATATCGACAGTGTTGGGCGGAATAAGCGGAATAATAACTGCGGTAGCAGATGGAATGGTTAACTTTTTAGGAGCGGTGAGCCTAGAAAAAGCTGCGGGCCTTGTTGGCATAGCAGGAGGACTTGTTGTTCTGTCCGGAGCCATAATAGCTTTCTCTGCAGCAACTGCTGCTGCTGGTTGGATAAGCTTCTTTGGGGGAAACAGTTCAACCTTAGATAATATTGTAAGACTTGCAGACGCAGGACCCAACTTAAATACTTTTGCACAGGCTCTTACAACTATAACAGGAGCTTTATCTGCCTTTGAAGAAAGCCTAGCTAACATAGACGGAATAGAATCCGGTCTTAACAGACTAATAGAAGTAGCAATAAACTTAGGTTCTGTTGCTCCAATGTTAGAAATACTAAGCTCTCTTCCAGCGATTGGACAAGTTGCTACACCAACAGCAACTGTTGAGTCCGCTGCTATTCCAGCGATTGGACAAGTTGCTACACCAATAGCGACTGTTGAGTCCGCTGCTATTCAAGAAACTCAAACAAGACAAATGACTCCAACAAACTTTAAGAGTCAATTCACAGATGAGTGGAGTGAAAAGTACCACCCAGCCCCAGGACCAGGGACCGTTTCAGCCACGTCAGAAATAGAATCATCATTGGCACAGAAAAAAGAAACGGGATTATCAGTAACCTCTCCAACCGCTGCTGTGGAGTCCTCTTTAGTGCAGAGCAAACAAACGGACGCCACGTCTGTATCGCCAGTCCAGAACACTGAGAAGGCAGTTCTTGCATCTGCGGGCAAAGCAGAAGGAAAAGAAAAGGGTGTATTTGACATCGGTTCTATGGGAAACACAATCAACTCCGGACTAAAGGCTGTATTTGTTGATCTACCGGTAATGATTGGCGGCTTGTTAATATCCGGATTAAAAGCCGTATTTGTTGATCTACCAGTAATGATTGGCGGCTTATTAATATCCGGATTAAAAGCCGTGTTTGTTGATTTGCCAAATCTAGTTTTAAGCGGATTAGGTTCCTTAGGTTCTATAATATTATCTGGTTTGAAGATGGTTTTTATGGGCATTCCTAAAATGATAGGAAAATTTGTACTAGGTGGACTTAAGTTTGTTTTGAGTGATTTGCCTCAAATGATAATGTCTGGTTTGGGTTCTTTAGCCTCTTTAGCATTAGCTGGGTTGCAAGCGGTGTTTGTCAAGCTTCCAACAATGCTTTTGTCTGCTTTGGGATCATTGGGATCAGTAGTGCTTAACGGAATAAAAGCTGTGTTTGTTACGCTTCCATCTTTATTGGGAGGTTTAATAATCAGCGGAATGAAAGCCATATTCTTTGATCTACCCGTTTGGTTAGGCAAAACAATATTCGATGGCATAACCTCTCTTTTATCCGCCATCCCTGGTGCTATGTACAATGCTTTATACGCAGCCGCCTCAGCCGTAAATGCGGGATGGATAGTAGAGGGCTTGTTTGGAGGAGGAACTAAGAAATCAGCAACATCAAAAGAATCTACAACTAACGTTGAAACACCTACAGCTAAAGCAGAAAGCTCTTTAGCAGCTAATGTTGAAGCACCAACGAATAAAGTAGAAAGCTCCTTGTCTGATGTGGCCGTTCAAGAAACAAGAAAAATGACTCCAACAAACTTTAAGAGTCAATTCACGGATGAATGGAGCGAAAAATATCATCCTGCACCAACTGAGAATTTATCAGGTAAATTGTCATCACCAGAATCAATTAGGCACATAGACGAAGTTGTTTCAGGAAGAAACTTGTCCTATGGATCTATAAAAGAATCTCATATAGGCAACGCGATGCCGGGAACCAGCTTAGAAGCAGCCATTCCAAGCCAAGTAGAATCTGTTGGGGGCAAACCATCAACTACAGTTCCAGTGGCTGTAAGCACAGCTTCTCCGACTGCGGCAAACAGAGCCAACATAGAACAGAAGTTGATGAAAGACAAAGCTTCGCTATCGCCAGCTAAATCAGAGGTGGTGTCGCCAGAGCTAGGAGCTCTTACCACAGAAACAGAAGAACAAACAGTGGTACTAAACCAAATGAAAGAACTATTTGAACAATTCCTAGAAATGCTTAAGCCAAAGTCGCAGGCAAGTACCGGAGAGGGTGGAGAACCAGGTAGCACCGTACCCAAGAATGTAGTTGGCAAGCCAACTAACTATTATAGAAGAGTATCAGGAAATGTTGGTCAAGGACCTGGAAAAGCAACAGTAAATCTAGGAGCAAAAGCAGTTTCATAATAATTAGAGGTTAAATGACAAAAGCTACAATACCAGGCGGAGATTTAGTAGAAATAGATGAATGCTATATTGAAGTGGTAAATTACGCAACAATACCAATGACAATATTGCCGGACATTTCTGACTCAAAAAGTGCAAATTACACGAATGAAAACGCAATAGGAAGAACATCTCCTTTCGTTATATTTGCGAACGGAGAGCTAAGAACAATATCTTGGACATGTCACTGGATTATAAAGAAGACAGAGGACCCTGAGACTTATCTGGGTTACATAAGAACCTTGCAGAGTGCTTGCTATCCCGAAAATATGTCGGGACATCCTCCTCCACTGTGTAGGCTTAAATGCGGAAGTCTGTTATCGGGTGGAGAGTTATGCTGTGTGCTTAAAAGCTACAGTATAAAATTTGACACATCAGTTCCTTGGGAACAATCTTGGATGATACCGTACAAGCTAGATATAGACCTTCAGTTTGATGTGGTATATGACCAAACTAGTTTGCCAATAACTTCAGACATAATAGGAGATATCTAAAAATGGCTAATCATATAGAAGAAACAAACATAGACCCTAGAAGATTTGTTCCCGTATCTAGCAGATATGCTAGTTCTAACGTTGTGTACTACACAGAAAACAAACTTCTAACTTTCGCAACTTATAAAAAGAAACAAAATAATCAACCAAAAAACACAGGTCTTAAAACAAAGTTTTATGTAGTCACACCAGGAACCGAATACAGACCAGATCTAGTATCAGCAAAAGTTTACGGAACACCTGACTTTTGGTGGCGTGTCATGGAGTACAACAACATAAAAGACATATTTGACTTTAAGGCCGGATTAAATCTTAAACTTCCTAACTCTTTATTGGCTTAAAAATGGAACCAGAAATATCTTGTATATCAGAATATATGTGTAACGAAGAGCAGCATCCAATAGACGGTGCTGTTTACACTCCTTATGTAGAACTAACAGTTGGGGGAAACGTTGTTTTATTGACGGGTAATCGATCTTCACCCGAGGTCCAGAACCATGCTGCAATACAGTCTTTTCAGTATGGAACTACAATGGGACAAGGTGGGTGTGGAATAAAAGTAGAAATAGTAGACGAAGGAGGAATTCTATACAAAAATATAGTCAAAGGATTAAACGCTGATATAACAAAGGCTCTATCGGCGGTTACGGGTGTTAATTCTTGTAAAGCAAAATTTGGTTGGGTGGTTAAAACATGCGATGGTAACACCGATGTAATTACAAATGAATCTAGAAGTAGCTGCGGGGACGGTGGTGGTGAGCTGTGGTTTTTGCCTAAAAACATTCAAACTACTTTTGATAATGGAATTATCAAGTTTATATTTGAAGCACAGGATATTTTTGTAAGGTCTTTTGATGCAAGACTAGAAAAAGCTATTGGCGACGAATCTAACAAAGCTCCTTTAAAAACAGCTCTAAGAGATCTATTCACTACAAAAGATCCAGAGTCCAGAACCCCAATATTTTTGAATAAAGACAAAACCGGTGAGTTCGACTTTGCAAACTCCGATGGCGGACCAGAAGGTCCAAAGTCTGTTTGGGCTCCAGAGCAAGAAAGCAATGTGGCTTGTGCTAGAAAATGGTTAAACAATGTAAAGACCCAAGAGAAACTTGGAGTATTAATAGTATGGGATCCATGCGAAAAAAGGATAGTATTTCAAGAAGATCCTGTTAACAAAAAATGTTGTGACACGGAGCTCAACATAGGAACTTTTATAGTTAATGGCGGAAATAAGTCTCCTGTTTTATCGTTTGCTCCTCAGGTTGAATGGCCTTTAGGGGCCAATGCCGGAAGCGGCGGAACCTCAGCTGGTTCTGCAAGTGGAAATTCAGGTAAAGATGTAAAATCAAAAGAAATGCAGCCAATACAAAATACAGGAACACAAACCTCACAAAATCAACCTAATGACCGATGGTTGTGGAGTGATCCAAATGAATCGGGAGAAAAAACCATGGAAAGCTTCTCCATACAAAATGAAGCCAATAAGCCTTGGGAACAGATGATAAAACCAATAGAAGCAGAACTAAAAATATTTGGAGATCCAAAATATGTAAATCCAGTATTTTATACAGGAAGATTTATGTCAATAGTAGTAATAGATCCATATTATTTTGAAGGCGGAGCAGGCGAGGGTGCCGGAATTGACGGTGGTAGCTGCACATGGATACAACAACCAGACTGCAACCCAATATTAAGCAACAAGAGGTGGATGATACTGGGAGTAGATCATCAAATAAATATGGGGTCCTATGTTACTACATTTAAGGTTAGATTGGATGCTCCAAACGTAAACATACCTGCAGGAGAACCTATAGGTGGATGCGGAAACGAATATCCGCTGGAAGCAAGTGCAGCAGAACCAAAGAAATAAGGTCAAATTATGGGTATAATCACAGAAAGAGACATAGAAAAGTTAACTAAAAGAATAGCATCTTTAGAAAACAGATTAGGAAATATAAACTATGAGATGAAAGGAGTGGTAAAAGCCGAGTTGGTGGCAAACTCTACAGTTGTAGAACAGCCACAAATGCAATTTGGCATGTATACCGCTTTATGTCTCGAAACCATAGACATATGGAAGCAAAACAGAGTTAGATGGTATTGTCCAATATTCCATGACCCAAAGAGGCCAATAAAAGAATATCCTTGGGCCTTTCCTGTTTCATCGATGGGAGGTTTTGATGATTGCGGCTTAACATGGGTGCCGCCAGCAGGGAGCACTTTGTGCATAGTATTTGAAAATGGAAACAGACAATCAGCATATTACATAGGAACAGCTTGGCACAGAAACAGAGGCCCAGACGGAAACCACAATTGGGGCATCAACATAGAAGAATACTATAAAGTTTCTGAGGGGCATAGAAAAGGCTACATGGTGGGTCCTGATGATGGTTCGCAGGTCTTTCCGCCATGGAACACAGAAAACTATAACGGTTATGACTTAAACACAGTTGTTGACTTTGCAGAAAAGCCTGAGGCTCAAAAGCTAATAACCTATCCAAACATATATGGTTTCCGAACACCAGAAAAGCACACCATTAAAATGGTAGACGGAGACCCCAAATGTAACAGAAAGTGGAAAAGATTTGAAATAATGTCGAGTTGCGGTAATTGGATAATGCTAAAAGATGATCATTTGCATTATGCCGGTCAATGGGCAAATCCTCAGTGCGGAGGAACAGTAAGTTATGGAGACACAAGCTGCGTGGAAGGTGTTGCAGCAGGATCAGACACAGGCGTGCCGAATCCAACTGCGGAGCAGGTTGCCAACGCTAAGGATATAACTCCCAAAGAAGGAACAAAAAAAGAAAATACATCATGCGACAAGGGTGGTCCATGTGGCACAAAAAGCAATGATAAAATAATAGGAGGGCATCCATCCACTAGTGCAGAAGGATCTACGTACAAGAAATCTCAAGTTGGATCTAATCCATACTTCAAGCATAGACAAGAATGCAGGCCCTACAGAGGACCAAATACTCCACAAAATCCCACCGTAGACCTTCCTCAGTCAGGCATCCAATTTATGTCTATGTCCGGACACACGTTTGTAATGGACGACTCAGTTGCAGAGCCTTTTGGAGATCCAATATGGGAAAGAGAGTTCGACTTTGGTTGTACAAATCTTTATGAAGGTAGAACTTATTGGCAGTCTGCGACAGGCCATAGAATAGAAATGAGCGACGTAGAGTTAGACTGTAAACCTTGCGTAAGAGAAGATACTAACTTCATAAGAATACTAACTGCCACTGGTAATAAGATAGAATTGAATGATCACACAGTGCCGGAATGCGAAGCGGGTGAAAAAAGAGGTATTCATCTACAGTCTACCAGCAATCACACCATAGACATGGTAGACAATACCAACAAGCAATGCAGCCCTTGTAAAAAAGATGGTGGCATACCAATACCAAATGCAAACAAAGCTTTTGTAAGAATAAGAACAGGTTATGGATTAGAAATGCATTTTGGTGATGACTTCGATCAAAAGTCTACTCAGCAGCAATACATCCAAATATTCTGTCCACACAAAGACAACTGCAGAGGTCCTCATATACACAGATATCAAGAAGCACCCAGTGGACCTGGTCTAGTCTTTTTAAGAGTAGCTGGTAATTATGTCGTGCTTACAACAGACGATCATATAACTGTGGTGGGAGACATAGGTGGCTGCAGCAGGCCTTCTAATATGATTGAAATAATATCTAAACTTAAACTAGTGTATACAAAAGATGTATATCTTAATGTGACAGAAAAAAGCCATCTATTCCTTGCTAAAGAGTACATCTTTTTATTGGCTGGAAACGAGTGTCCCGCTCCGGGGGATGATAGCGGATTTGGCCCGTGCCCGGCACCTATTTTGGTCTATGACATATGCAAAGGATGTGTGTGCTTAAGCAATAGAGTTATTGCTAGCTCATGCAATGGAAGTCCGGTATCAATATTTATGTTTAAACCTTTTGCTAAGTGTTAGGAGATAGTATGGCTAAATTTTTAGGTTTCCCTTATCCAGTACAAAAAACAGTAAGAGGATACTTTTCTTCTCAGTCACAGGACGTCGATCAAATAAAATCAGATTTATTAATACTTTTATTGACCAATCCGGGTGAAAGAGTTATGAATCCGAGGTTTGGAACACCCCTTAAAAAGCTTATTTTTGAGCCCAACGATCCAAGGCTAATATCAGAGGCAAGAAATGTAATAATTAACTCAATTAAACAGTGGGAACCAAGAATAGCATTAAAACAGGTAGAAGTACTAACTAAAGTCGATGAAGGTGCTTTAAATCCATTAGATGACAAAAGCCAAATCGACCACTTATTAGCCATAAGAATAATTTTTGTTGATCCAAATGAGATACAAAGCGTTCAAGAGCTAACACTGGAAGTGCCTTTACCAGGAGGTATAAATGACTGAAAATTGCCCTTTTGACGTTAGTCCTTACGCACAGTCTAACGCAATTAAAACCCCAAATATATTTAATTTAAACTATACCAACCAAGACTTCTGGTCCATGAAGACCAGGTTGATAGATTATATTAGACAAAAATTTCCGGCTGATTTTACAGATTTTGTAGAGTCGTCTTTAGGTTTAATGCTAATAGAAAACTGGGCTTTTATAGCTGATACTTTAAGCTTTAAAATAGATCAAATAGCCAATGAGGTTTTCATAGACACAGTAACAGAAATAGACAATGCATTTAGACTAGCAAAACTTGTAGGTTTTCAGCCACAACCACCAATAGCTGCTTCTTCTCTTTGGACAGCAAGTTTAAACAATCCAATATTAACAGATCTAGTGATACCAGCTCCATTCGATCTTTCTGTTAATGCGGGCGACACCAGAATATACATAGAATTATATCCAGCTGATTCAAAAAATGTTCCTATATTTGATAGGGACATAATCATACCTGCTGGTGCCATTGCAAATGCTAGCGTTATAGGATTAGAAGGCAGAACTAGAACAAGAGAGACAGTAAGCAGTGGAACAATATCACAAACTTTAACATTAATTGATAGCCCTGTAATATACGATTCTATTAGGGTTTTTGTTGATGGCGTAGAATGGGAAAGGGTAGAATACTTTACAGACTCTCAACCAAGAAGAGAATATAGAGTTGAATTTGACTCGGCTTATCAGGCCTTTGTTATATTCGGCAATAATCGAGCTGGACTGATACCTTCTCAAGGCAGTTTAATTAGGGTTGTATATCGACAAGGAGGCGGTTCAGTTGGAAACCTTGTAAGTAATACTGTAACAAAACAAACAATTATAAACACCGCTGGAGTTGAGTACCCTGTCCCAGTAACTTTTTCAAATTACACGCGAGGAAGCAACGGATATGATGGAGACACAATAGAAGACATCAGATATAAGCTTCCCAAATGGATAAGAGTTCAGAATAGAGCAGTCACAGGTTTAGACTACAAAACTGTAGCTGATCAATTTGCCACTCCTTATCATGGACAAATAGGTAAATCTAATGCCGTGCTAAGAAACTACGGTTGCTCTGGGAACATAATAGACCTTTATGTTTTGGCTTTAGACGGAACAGATAAACTTAAAGTAGCTTCTGACGAGCTAAAGAACGATCTAAACCAGAGGATGGATGAGCTAAAAATGGTCACAGATCATGTATGTATAAAAAATGGAGAGATCATTAATCTTGACGTATCGATAGATGTAATAATGGATAGATTTTATAGAAAGTTTGAAAGCGAAATAAGGATAAAAGTAGAAAATAGAGTGAATAAATTCTTTTCATTAAACAATTGGGAATATGATCAAAACGTAAAAGACGTTGATATAATCAAGGCTATTAATGATATAAAAGAAATAATAAGGATAGAGGTTATGCTCTCTACCGATGATCCCAACAACAGTGGTACTTATGTTGTAACTAATTACAGACAAATAATAAGACCAGATATAATAAGCATTGAGTTCAACTATGAATGAAAAAAAAACAAGCGAGAACCCAACTATAACAGACAAAATTGTATTTGAGCTAGAAACGCCAAATGCAGGAGGTTCTCTGTTGTCTAATCCCTACGAGGTAAGCAGGCTAACAATTTATTTTGTTTCTAGAGACTATTCGAGCGGCAACTTAAGGAAATACGAAGAAAAAGTAGGAGATGACAAATATCAAACTGAGTTTTACTTTAGGGAAGCCGAGCCCATAGCAGTGATAGGAACAAATGACTATCCAGCTTGGTTATCAACGGACACAGACAATGCAATTATAGAAAACACAGACACATGTAAGTTCAAATATATATGGGAACCGAAAAAAGCAAGAGAAGGCGACTACTTCATTTGTTGGACTTGGAAGCCTTTGCCTGCTGGGGACTCTTTATCGAACCAGACAAGGTTTTATCTTGAGAGCGACACGCAAACAACAACTTCTTTGCCTAGTCATTATACAAAAGAAAACAAATATGAAACTTTGCTAGACAGATATCTTCCCGAAATGTTTAAAACGCAAATATCTTCTGGCGATGTATCGCCTGACGTTATTTCACGTACTAATAAGTCTATTGCTTCTGGGTTTAAGTCTTTAGAAGACTTAGCGAATCAACTAGTCGATCTGCAGGACGCTAACTCGCTTCATGAGTTTTTACTTCCTTATCTATCTAATTATTTTGGCCTAAAACTGAAAACTGATGATCCAACTAGATGGAGAGGTCAAATTAAAAGAGCGGTACCTTTGTACAAAAAGAAAGGCACCAAAGGAGGCTTGTCAGAAGCCCTTGGACACATAGGAGCAAAATTAGAGGGATTCACACATCTATGGCAGGTAATTTCTTCAAAAACCTGGCAGGAGTCTTTTGTATTCGATGGTGAAAATGGAGAGTTTACTTTAGAGAAAAACCCCATATTTCCGGCAGAGTCGTCGAACTTTGAATTCTGGTTTAGGTCGGCTCAGAACATAGAATGGGAAGAAATAAATGAAACTGATTTTGATTTTTATACAGAAGACGGTGTTACAAAGTTTTCTTGGGTAGGAACCATGCCACTGGTTGAAGGAGATGAGGTTAGGATTGTTTACAAGTATAGAGAAGTAAATGATCCAAGTGAACAAGACATAGAAAACTATATTAGACTTTTACCTTTAATAGACATGCGTGATCCCAAATCAATAGTAAAGGCAAAAGTCAAGTCTGGATCTAATGTTATTAGTGGTCTTCCTTTATCGTCAGAATTTAGAGTGGGACAAAAAATATCTTGTCCTGAATTTGCGAATGTTGTGCAAATATTAGAAATAATAAACTTCTCAACGGTAAAGGTCTCTGCCGCTGCTACTAGCACAAACAATAACACTTTTGTAGCGTTCAGGAGTTTTGAGAATCCACCTAAAAACTGGAATGTTCGTGCTTTAAGAGAAGATGATCCCATGTTCAATGTGCTGATTCCAGAAAGGAATCCATTCTTTGATCCGCTAGTGTTTGGAAAGATAAGAACAGAATTTCCTTATAGCGAAAACATCTACCACATGGAAGAGTACAACGGATCAATCAGAGATTCGTTGGACCCTTGCGATATAGACAAGTCGTTTACAGACCCGTGCTATGCTTGCATAAGCAGCAGCTATGACATCGATGTAGAAGTTGAGCAAATAAGTGATGAAAAAATAGAGGAAGTAAAAGGTACAATTTTAGAGAACACCCCATTCCACGCGATGATGCACACATGCAACTTTATAGGAGGCATAAATGAGTTTGTAGAACCCTCCCAAGAAAGCTTGGAGATGCTAGTTAATTATTTAGGTTCTGACTTTATGGTTGCTGGTCATGCACAGAATTATTTTTTTAGAATTATGTTGAACTACCCTACAGAGGGGCTGACCCGATCAGATTTGGCTGATGAGGAATCTGTTTATGAAGGCTCAGGAACTTGTTCGAATGAAGAAGTGGTGGTTTTCTGTCCGGATGTTGTTCTCTCCAGTTGTGGCATAGCTCCCAATGAAAAATCTTTTATTGAAGTAAAGGAACCTTCTGCTATTTCGGGTGAGTATACTGTTGTATTGTCTTCTGATGGCAACACCTTGAAGATAACAGACCCTTCAAGTCTAGAGCCTATCAATGTTATTGACTCTCCATTTGATGGAGGCGTTTTAAGTTCTAGTGCATTCACATTCGATGTAAGTAATAAAGTTGATCCAATAAACGGCAGCCTTTGCAATATCCTACAGGATGGTTTGTTCTACATAACAGATGAAGACTATGACTTTACTTTAGGAGTAGATGAAGGACAAATAAAAACTTTAAAGGATGTAGAAAATTCGACGGCTTTGTATGCTTGGGATGTAGAGCTTTCCTATGGAACTTTTCCAATAAAAGATATAGTTAACGGACAAATAGTATTAGACTACGACTCTTTATTACCTTCTTCTAACACAACAGGAGAAACTTGGACGCTAAAAGACAATGGAGTTTCTGTTGGAGGCTCAAACAAAGGAAGAATTATTGTACAAAAAAGAGGAGTCGTAACCTCCTTAGATACATCGTTTCATCCAATAAAGAACATTTTGTTTAGAGACAATTATTATCAAAAGATCGATGAAGTTGAGTACCATGTTTCTGGTGTTGTGGAGAACACAAATGATAAATATTATTTAGTAAATTACGATCAGGGTGATATGAACGGCGTTACGATTGATATGAGAGAAAAGGTGGTAAAAGATAAAATAGGTTATTTAAGCTTTAAAGGGTTAAAGCTTCAAAGCGGAGCAACGGAGTCGGTGTTGGGGATCCAAAATGGATCTTCTTATAGCGGTGGGGATTTACTTGAAAATAACTCTTTTAAAGAGAACTTTATCGTTATAATTAATGGTATAGCTTATTGGATATATGAAATAAACGACGACGTAGTGACTTTAGCAGGATCACCGCAGTATTTTGGACTAAGTGGGTCTTCCGTAAACTTTGAAGTACTAAAATATAACAAAAAAGAGGCTACAATTATAGGACAGAAAACATACTTACCTACACACACATTTCCAACCTTGGATAGAGATGGAAGGGCAATAATAACAAGCGATATCCTTGAAAATGGATCAAACACAGTTTCTGGGCTGTCAAAGGGTGGGGTAGAAGATCTAGTGAACCAAGAAGAAGAAGTTTCTTTTACGGTAGAATACAAAAAGAGGGAAAACAATGAATGAAGATATAAAAGCTTTAGGTCATGTTAATGGAACCATAGAGTACATAGACGGAAGAAAAGAAGACTTTTCTTTTAAAAACACTGTACTTATGAAAGGAAGACAAGCATTAGCAAAGTCTTTGGCAAGGTCTTTTGAAGGAGAATATAACCTTTACATATCTAGGATGATATTTGGGGACGGCGGCACAGCTAGTGGAACAAAAAAGAACGTTAATGTAAGTAGAAATGGACTGTTTGGTACTGAGGTTGTTTCAAAACCTGTACTTTCAAACGTAGATTCTAACCTGCCTAACCAGGTGACGTTTACATCCGTTTTAAGATTCAATGAGGCTAATGGCAGTGCCTTAAACGAAATGGCCCTACAAATGTCTTCAGGAGATTTATACAGCATGGTAACATTCCCTGATTTAAATAAGACAAGTGAAATGCAAATAACCTTTAATTGGCGCTTAAGTTTTGTGTAAGGAGGGTGATGATAAATTATTGGTTAGAAAAAATTAATAATAGAGAAGCTATAGAAAGAATAAACAGAATGCTAGCGGAAGCAAGAGAGAAAGATAAAGAGAGAGACCAAGACCAACCATGGGAGCCAGACTTATAAAATGCCAGATTTAACAAAATTACCGGTACCTCAGCATGAGGCCAACCAGCCATACCATTGGACTTATGACAATCTGCCTTTAAAAACACTGGCGGATCGAGACAATGTAATAAACAATGCAGTAGACAAACATTCGCAAATACTCAATGACGCTGCTGGGACCCAGGGCAACATAGCAAATAGAATAAACCAATCTATAGATGAAGATGGCAACTTAAAAAGCACAGCAATAGACGAGTCTCTTCACAACATAGCGGAACACTCGGACGGAACAAAAAACGTTGAGTCATCTGAGCTAGAGTACTACAACTCAACATTGGGCTACACAGAAGTTGTAAACCCAGTTCCTTTTGTGAGAATGCTAGAATCAGAAAGAGATAAGCTTGCAGGCATTCCGTCAAATGCAACCAGTGTATCAATCGAGGTTTGCACTGATGAAGCTTGCACCCCTTCGAACGTGATACTGTTTGAGCAAGGCAAGATACAATTTCAGCCATCTTCTTTTATAAGCTGGGAAGTAGGTGTAGGACCAAATACTATCAAGCCCATCTTAAATACCTCCTTACAGTATGCACATAGACATTATTACGATATAGAGCCAGAATTAACAGATGAGGCAACAAATGAGTATGATGCTAGCGGAAGCAGCACAGCATACATAGAGGGCAGCTTAAGGGTCTACTTAAACGGAATAAGGCTAAGTAGTGAATATGAGATATTCTACCCCAAAAACCCATTAGACTCTTCATGGTCATCAAGCTCTAACATGATTAAGCAAGAAAAAAACATGTTTACACCTAATCACATGAACGGAACATTTACACTGCTCAACTCTATAACAGAATATGATGTGATTAGAGTCGATTTTGACGTTGCCCAATCATGAAAATGTATCAATACAAGAAGCTAAACTTTGGCTTTGTAATACTTTGCTCCGAGAGAGCAGTAAAGCTTTTACAGGGGACAGCCAACTCTATTAAAAGAAAATATCCTGAGGCGGATTATATCTGTGCAACAGACGATAGTGCAAAAGCTAGGGATATAAAAGAGATGAAAGACATATGTCCAACTTTTAAAGGAAAGAACACTTTTTCTTCCCTTATAAATATAGGAATGAAAAATGCTAAAGCGGAATGGAACTTTATAGTGTTTGCAGGAAGCACAGTTCCTCCAAAATTAGACCTACGTTATTTTGGTTTTATAGAAAGCGAGAAAGATATACTTTTTCCAATAGTCGAAGGAAAGACAGATTTTGTAGGCGGCACGCTTAATGGAATACTTGTCAATACTAGTACCTTTAAAGATATCGGTAACATAGATAACGACGGAGGACTAGATTTCGTAAAAACAATATGGGCTTGTAGAGCTATAAGCAAAGGTTGTAAATTTAAGGCTATAGCAAATGTAAAAATATGCTAAATCAGCCCGCAGCAAAAGTCCCATCTATCATCTTGGGAATGCCTACCTTGTGTGACCTCTTCTAAGTAGTTGAAGAGGTCATCCCAACAACCAAAAAAATAATTCTCGGGTAAAATGCCCCAAAGCCATATTGGAGCGTTCTCTTTACCTTGTGGACAAACTATAAGAGTCGGCTTTTTTGCTTCATTGCTAACTACTATTTCGTGTATGGTTCCCGTTGTTGGAACTTTATATGGCATGTAAGCAACCAAAAAGTCGCTCCTATCAACCATACAAAGGTCTTTCCTAACAAAGTTTCTTGCTATTTTTCTTATCTTTAAATAGTCTTTATTGCTTCTTGCAATATCTAGCTGGTCAACCCACTGCTGCTTTGGGTCGCTAAATGGGTCAAAAACGTTTATACCAAATCTGGCTGTCATAACGTTTATTGGATCTATGCGCCAATTATGACTTTTCTCCCCAAATTCTATCGCACCAGATAAGTATGCTCTTTTACCATTCAAATAGTTCATTTAATTTCTCCTCCATAATAAACCGCAGGAAACTCTATTTAATTGAGTACTTTAATACAAAGGAGAATAAATGTCAAACCATCAAATCGGGTTGTCGGGGATAGAGAGTGAGGAAGAGGTGATGATAGGAAACTCTAAAAAAGACGAAATTTCTAAAGCTATAGAGAGTGCGGTCCCGGAAAGGCACAGCTTTTTCCAACTAAGATATTTTGTAATAGGCAAAGAACCGACAACACAGGCAAAAATGTGGCAGTGTTTGAGGGAAATCAAGGCTAGGAAAGAATCCCTAGAATCATTGAGCTTAGAAGTTGAAGAGCAAAACGATACCCTTGAATTATTAGGACTAGAAGAAGAAATGCTAAAATTAGCCAGTTTTGAAGGCAATAATGAAGAAATGAAGGAGCTAAAAGATAAAGAAAACAGAATAAAAATCAAAAAAATAAAAAGGAAGAAAAACTCAACAATATCCAATATTGCCCAACTTTTAAGCAGAAAAAAGTATATAGAAGAGGAATTAGAGTTCTTTTTGGAAATGCTTAAAAGCTTAGAAAAGGTCGAACCCTTAAAAAGCTTAGACGATACTAACGCACAGAAAGAATACTGGTCCGAGAAACTTACCCAAAAATTAAATCTTAAGATGCTGTTAGGCGGACAGCTAGAGAGTGAACTTGTAGAGACTATTGTTGCACTGCCCGATGATATGAACATAAAAAAGCAAGTATTAAATACATTAACTCTGAGGCATGAGCAATTAGTGAAGAAAATTGAAGAAAATAAAGGAAAAATAAATGGCAAGTAAAGTATCGTCACAAGATCTAGGATATGAGTCAGGACAACTGTCTCTTTATCCTGTGGTGCTCGATGATAAAGAACAGCTCTATGTAGCATCTAACAATTCTGTGACTACTCTTAAACAGAGTCTAAGTTACAACGGAAAGTATGTGATAGTTGAAGACAATAGTGGCTTCCCAGATACAGGCATACTTAGGGTAGGGCCGCCACCAGGGAAACCAGGTAGTGCAGAAATGGTCTATTATGGGAATAAATCTTCAGGAGTTTTCAAAGATTTAATAAGAGGGTTTGCAGGGTCTAGACAAAATGTATGGCCGATGGGGAGTAGCGTCAGCAATGCTGTGTTTGCAGAACATCACAACGCCGTAAAGGATGCTCTTATAAATATAGAAAAAAATCTGGGGACCGTTTTGACGCCATCGAGTGGATCCTTAAATGAAATACTAAAAAGGCAGGAAGCAAGGTTTCTTTCACCTAAAGCTCTTTTTAGAGCATCAATAGTCAGAGGTTCTCCTCCATTAACAGTAAGATTTCAAAATTTTAGCACGGGACCTATTGTTAGATCTCTTTGGGACTTTGGAGATGGATCAACATCTATAGAAAGGTCTCCTACGCACGTTTATACGACCGAAGGCATATTCACGGTTCAGCTAAACGTTATAACATCTTTAGGAGCACAAGGGTATTGCACAAAGTCCAACTACATAACAGTGGATAAAGAAGAAAAGCAGGCGTTCTTTTACGTTTCTCCCTTATATGGAACTTCTGATGAGGCGGCTGGTTGGGTGGAGTCAAACCCGGAAGTAAGCCAAGGAACAGTTTTTGAGTTTGTTGATCAAACAGACGGGGACATAATCAAAAGATGGTGGATATTAGATGGGGACGCAAGAGAATATGGAACAACAGAAACCACACAAACAATATTTAAAGAAGATCCAAACGAACACACGATAAGAATAGTTTACAAAAACAAGGGAGAATACAATCCTTCTCTGCTGGTGCTTCTGAGTAATCAGACTCTAAAAAAAGCATTTATAAATCCAAATAATGTTAAAGGACTAGGAATTAAAATTTCATGATACCAAAAGTAAACTACCCACAGTCAATAGACACAGATCAGAATCTGTTTCATGTATCAGATAGCTTGCGTGTATCTCTAGCGGAAGATTATAACCCCGGTGACACTTATATATCAATTGTGGGAGATGAAAATGTTATTAGAACATTTGATTCAACAGGAATAATAACATTAACAGAGCAATGCAGCGAGCCAGAGTTAAGAGCTTTGTCATTTTACTATTCTTCTAGAACATTAACATCATTTGATGGACTCGAACTTCTTCCAGGTTTCATAGACAATCCTAAACCTAAAAGAGCAACGAACGTAACGCAAAACGTTGTTTCATTGCACCACAACAATTTAAAAGATGCCTTAATAGAAGTAGAAAGATTTGCTGGGAGAAAAGGCGAAGTGGGAAAATATCCTCTAAGAGGAACAATGGAAGAAAGGATAAACTATCTAAGAAGGTTAGTCTTGGCTCCAAAGGCCTGGTTTAAAGTGGATAAGGTTGTAGGGTTAGCTCCTCTCACTGTGGAGTTCACCGATCAAAGCTTTTTCTTAGGTACAGACGGTGTTGCTAGTTCCGTTAAACACATTTGGAACTTTGGAGACAACACAGAGATAACCAACATAAGTTTGATAACAGTAAACGATTCGGTAGTTCCTTCCAATATATCCAACATATTGGCAGAAGTTGTATGCCCTTCATCGGGGCTTTGCAAAGTACAGAAGACATATAGCTCCCCAGGAATATACGATGTTTCTCTAACAGTGCTAAATGATTTTGGTTCTTACCAGCTTAGCGACGTAGTTGTATTTCCTAAGCTTATAAATGTCCGGTTTCCTGCTCCGGATGAAGCAACTGTGGAGATAGTAGAAAGAAGTGGACAATCTTTAACCCCAGGCGATCCACTCCCAGGAGGGGATGATAAACCATATACAAATGCCACCCCCAAAATAAGAGCACCAATAAACACCTTGATAGATGTAAGAATACACGATGAAAATATAAGAGTCGTGCCTGGCTCTTATACCAGCGAAGATGGGTCTTACAGAACCTACTCAGGAGAAGTAGTTGACGGATCAAATAAACGCATAGACGCCGTAGACACTTATACTTGGTCTTTTTCTGATGACTTGATTCATAACAACTCTAAAAGCACGAAGGCTTTGTTTGGGAGCGGTGGATATTTTGACTTAATACTAAGAACAGACACAGAGTTCAATGCTTACAGAATAACGAATTATAAAAATGCTTTTGACATTATTGAAAACTACAATCTTTGGCTTTGGTACACAAATGGGCCAACATCTTATTCTTATGAATTTGGAATAATAAGTGAAACTTTTAAAGTCAAAGGAAGCAATTTAACATCTGATGCAAACTCAAGCTTTCTAGATTCTTCATCGATGGAATCCAAGTCAAAGAATGAATTTTTAAAGAATAACGGAGCAATTAAAAGAACAACGACACCATCAGGTGGTGGCGGCACAGCTCTGGTTTATTGGGCTAGCGGTAGAGATCTGTCGGATCCGATTAGCAACGAAAAAATTATGTTCTCAGAGTTCAATGGGTTTGAAGACACCTACACATCAAAAGGACACATAAATAGGCCTTGGAACTGGGCTAGTTTCGGTTACAACCAAAGTATTTATTTCCTGTTCGGCGCAGTTTCAGATGGCAACGCAGCAACATCACAACAAAAGACTAAATATGACATATTAGATTTTAGTTCAAGTGATTCAACAATGCAAAGCTCAAACTATAAAAATGGTGCCAACGAACTTACTACAAACACACTAGATTTCGATTATAGCAATCTAAGTAAGGGTTATTTTAGTGTTTATAGATCAACTTGGTATGAAGATTCAGGATACCTTTTAAGAAATGAGGGTGGCTTATTTTATAGGATAAGTTCATTCTACAAGACGAGTGGAAATACATCAGAGCCATTTGTAGACATAAGAAAAGTTTCAGACATGCCTGGGTCTAAGGTTGAGGGATCTTTGGTTTCATTAAGTCAAGGAGTTTATTTCTTTAATAACAGTGGATCGGTGGTAGCTTATAGCCCAAACACAGGATCATGGGTCTCAGGAGGTCCAGGGACAACCTCATCTCTGTTTAGGAGTCTTCAAGATACAAGTAAAATAGGGTTTGACGACCCAGCAAATACTTTGATATCAGCTTCCGATGGAGATAAGTTGGTGTTTTTAAGTTATGACTACAGCAATAAATGTTTTATAAAGTTCAATGAGGCGGACATGACGTTCAAGTCTATAGTTAATGGTCCAGATAGAGCAAACGCCACACAATGGCAAATGTACATTTTTTAAGAAAGACTAGATTGTGGTAAATTTTTTTCCCCCAAAACCTGCGTATCCAAAAAAGTATGACAGCGATGAAACTCTGTTCCTAGTCTACAACACATCTGAGACTGTCACAACGGAAGACAATCTAGCTTGGGCAAATGAAATATCAATAGAACCCGTAAATGATGAAAGACCAGAGATATGGGCTGATAATGGGTTTGCAAGTATAAATGGAGAACTTTTTTATTATGACGATGTAGAGAAAACAGATCCTTTAGGGTCTGGTCTTTCTATAGGAAGAGTAGAAATAAACCAGGATGGCACAATAATCAGCATACCAATAATTGATGGTGGGTCTGGGTATTTCTACCCTTCCGTTAAAATTGTCAGCTCAAAAGGCAGCGGAGCAAAAATAACAGCAATCGTACAAAATAATTCTATTGCCAGCTTAGATGTAGTGCATGGAGGATCAGGATATTCTTTAGATGACATACAGCTTGTGTTTGAAGGAAAAGTAAGAAAATTTAAGCGTTGTTGCAGGAACTTAGGGGGAAAAAAAACCAAAGACAATCCTGTTGGTACGGAGATCAGAGGGTTTGTTATTGCCGAGCATCACAATCAAATCGCTGATGCCATAATAAATGCAGAAAAATTTATAGGAGTTAATTTTGATGAAGACAAGGAAACACTAGACTGGAGAATTAGGCATCTTGAAAGCATACCTGTCCTGTTTGATGATTATACCTGTCCTGACGTGGTTTTTGACTTTTATATAGTTAGCTCTGACGCTTTGGGCACAACAGCCCAGTATAGCATATCAATACAAGGCAGTTTTACAAGCTACAGACTAGATTTTGGAGATGGACAGTCCACCGCTAATTCTACAGCTGGGACTCACGTTTACGCAACAAACTCTACGATAGACCCTGTTCTAACACTGAGTAATGATAAGTGCCAGTTGGTACTAACTCCAGTTTCTAGGGACTCACCTAAAGACCCAGCTCCTTCAAGTACAAATACTACATTTGAATTAAGCATACCTCAGATACCTAAAATACCAGCATTAGCCATTCCTACTATACCAACGGTGGAACCGCCTGTAATACCTCCTATAGTTTTCCCCTGTTTAGACATAGGACCTATAGGACCTATAGAGATACCATCAATAATAGTTGTAGATCCTCCTATACCCACAATAATAGAATTCGGCCCAGTGCCGTCTTTTGGAACTTTGGTCGAATTCGGGCCGGTCCCTACAATAAACTCATACGTTGAATTCGGGCCTATACCTTTAATTAATCCGTTAATTGAGTTTGGCCCAGTGCCAAACGTTTATGTTGACGTTCAAATTTGTTTTCCAACAATGGTAGAGTTTGGGCCAATACCTAATATTCCAAGCATAACTTTCGGTCCAATACCAAACATACATGTAGATTCGTTAACTTTCCCAACTCACATCACAGTTGATCCGTTGACTTTTCCAACCAATATAACAATCGATCCACTAAACATAACAATCGATCCACTAACTTTCCCAACACATATAACAATTGACCCACTAACTTTTCCAACACATATTACAATTGATCCGTTGACGTTTCCAACACATATAACAATCGATCCACTAACATTCCCAACACATATATCAATCGACCCACTAACTTTCCCAACAAACATTACTGTTGACCCACTAACTTTCCCAACAAACATTACTGTTGACCCACTAACTTTCCCAACAAACATTACTGTTGATCCACTAACTTTCCCAACAAACATTACTGTTGACCCACTAACTTTCCCAACAAACATTACTGTTGACCCACTAACTTTCCCAACACACATTACTGTTGATCCACTAACTTTCCCCAACATAAAAGTTGATCCACTAACTTTCCCCAACATAAAAGTTGACCCACTAACTTTCCCCAACATAAAAGTTGATCCACTAACTTTCCCCAACATAAAAGTTGATCCACTAACTTTCCCCAACATAAAAGTTGATCCACTAACTTTCCCCAACATAAAAGTTGATCCACTAACTTTCCCAATACACATATCAGTTGATCCGCTAACTTTCCCAACACACATATCAGTTGATCCGCTGACTTTCCCAACACACATTACTGTTGACCCACTAACTTTCCCAACACACATATCAGTTGATCCGCTGACTTTCCCAACACACATATCAGTTGATCCGCTGACTTTCCCAACACACAT